ACTGGACCACAGACTCCTTTCCGGTCTTCATGAGTTGGTTCGGTTTCAAGCTGGTTGGTTACTCCGAGTTTGAAACCGAACTCGGAAGAAGCGACATATCCACATACGCCTTCAGGAGAGAGTAATGAGTCACCATGTCAAACAGACGGTCATTCTTTAAGAAGTTATTTGGTGCCGCACTTGCACCATTTCTACCAGTACCTAAAAGTAATATAGTTATACCGATTAAGGTTGTTCCAATTTATGCGGCAACAAGAAGGCTGAGAGCGAACTGGTCGATTGAGCTTAAACAACCGCTGACCTAGATGGATCATTTCTATCACACCATTGGAGAGGACTGGTTCGATTATCAGTCATTGTACTCAAGAATGGTGGAAAGATTTGATAGTGGTAGATTCGTTGAGGTAGGTTCTTGGAAAGGTAGAAGCGCATCCTTCATGGGGGTTGAAATACTAAACTCCGGAAAGCCGATAAGACTCTTCTGCGTTGATACATGGAAAGGAAGTCTTGAACACCAGGACATGGATTGTATAATAAATGGTACTCTATACGAACAATTCATTCACAACACCTCTCCTGTAGGATCTGTACTGACTCCCCTAAGAATGGAGTCCATCGAAGCTTCGAAGACTTTCCCTGATGGATCCCTCGAATTTGTATTTCTAGATGCTGCCCACGACTATACCAACGTCATTAATGATATAACGTGTTGGTATCCGAAAGTGAAGCATGGTGGAGTCATTGCAGGCCACGACTATTACCCTGGGGGTGAGCACTGGCAGGGCGTTCACAAGGCAGTTGAAGAGTGGTCAAAGACCAACAATATTAGAGTCAACGTGGAAGGCTCAAGCTGGATTGTAGAAAGAGTATGAAAATAACATTTGGATCTTACTCTCAAACTGAGACGTTTCATAAGGAAGTCGTTGGTAGCGGGTATGAGAACGTTGCCTACGTCCTTGATGGAGTATGGAGAAATTTGGATATGGAGGAGGATAACGAGTACGACGTAATGTTTGCTTGTTTAGCATTGCCAAATGTGAATAAGAGAAGGAAGCCAGCCAAGTGGAAGAAGCTCATTGGAATACAAGAGGCAGGTTTCGGAGTAATAAACACTGATTGGTGGATCGACTACGTATCGACCATTGATTTCGACGGCTTCCTAGTGCATACGGACGAGTTGGTTAACTTCTACAAAGTATTCGGGAAACCAGTCTGGAAGTTCAATCCGGCATACTGCTTTGAAACTGCCATGGGGCACACCTCTGGAGTCAAAAAGGAGGACAACAGAGTATGCGTTAATTTAGTCAGGCATGCTTCCCCCGAATGCAATATAGTAGGAACACTTAGGGTGATGCAGGAGATGCCTGATCACCAGTTTCATTCGTATACTGGATCGACTGATTTATTGAACTCGATAAAGTCTAAGTTTGGTATTCAGAATTGGACAATCCATCAACAGGTGTCTTGGTTCGATTACCTCAAAGAAGCCTCAAAGTGTCACGTCCATTTATCCATGGATAATAGGATGACATGGGGTCGCTTCCAACTTGATGCCATTTCATGCGGGTCTGTTTGTGTTGGATGCCACAGTGAGGTTCAGAAAATGATATTCAGTGACACTATGGTTAGCCCTTGTTCTGTGAATGAGGCAGTATCATTAATAAGAAGGTTCTCAAAAGGTGGTTTCCAAAAACCTAGTCATGACCAACTTAGACAATTTAGTCATGATCAACTTAGGAATACTTTAGTCAGTGTGTCTGAAGAAGTCTTGAAGGAGTAGCTTTCTACCACTTCATGAGCATTTTCATACCAGGTACTCTCACATTCGTTCTCGACGCTAGCTTTGGTAGTTCAGGCAAGGGTAAGTTGTCCGCTTTCCTAACCAAGAATAACAAGGAAAAGTTTAAATTCTCATTCTTGGTGACCTCCAATAGTGCCAACGCTAGCCATACTGTCATTGACGGTGACAAGAAAATAGTCTTCAAAGCACTTCCATCTGGAAGCTTCTACCACGAGAACATTGAGAAGGTTTTCATAAGTCCAGGGGCCAGTTTTAAAATAAACGATCTGCTTAATGAAATAGAAGCGACTGGGATACCGAGAAATAAGGTGATGATTCACCCCTTGGCAACCGTTATAACAGATGATGATGCCTCCTTCGAGAGAGGTGAGGTAGACCTCGACGGCGCACCGGTGACCTCACATTCTGGCACTATAAGCACCGGATCTACCTGCTCTGGGTCCGGTGCCGCTCTCGCCAAGAAGGTTCTCAGGAGAGGATCCCTCGCCCATCAATACCAAGAGATAGCTGATATGATAGGCGTCACGGAGAATGCTATTATGGATCTTCTAGACGCTGGCCACAGTGGACTCTTCGAGATAGGTCAGGGATTCCCCCTCAGCTTGAATCATCATAGATTTGCTCCCCACACCACGTCCAGAAACGTCACGGTTTCCTCGGCCTTGAACGATGCCATGCTACCACCGGCTTACGCTGGTCCGGTCATTCTCAATTTCAGGACTTACCCGATAAGGATCAACTCCAAGAAATTCATTGGTACCGATGGTTCTCATCTAACATGGGATGAAGTAAAAGAAGGTGTTCCGCATAAGGTGGTGTCCTCCTATAGCGGAAATTGGTATCCGGATCAAGAGGAGATTACTTGGGAGGAAGTGGAAAGATCCTCTGGCGGCATCATAGAAGATTCCATAAAGAATACTACACTAACAAAGCTTCCCAGGAGAATAGCCACCTTCTCAGTTGAGAATCTACTGGAGGCCATCAGATACAACTCGTCCAGTGCGGGAGTTTTTCTTTCCATAAATTTCATTAACCACGTCTCAAACGCGGTAACTGGAGTTCGTGATGCCGAATCACTGTTCGATGATAAGGTTAATAAGTGGGTGGAGTCGAACATTCCACCGAAATTCGAATCATCGGTGGCTTTTTACGGAACTGGTCAAGGTACGGATGACTTCGTATTCGATGATTCAGCTGTTCCATCCTTCCGTGCGTTAATTCAGAGTGAACAAAGCCCCCTTCCGTAATCTGTAAGGGAAACTCCGCTGCGATAGTTATTTTTCGCAGCACACGCTGAAACGAACTCTAACACCACACTACCATGGCCTCAACCGCCCGCACTAACCTCCAAGTCAAGAGCACCGAGTGGAAGACTTCAAGTCTTCTTAAGATCAACGCAAAATCAGGCGCTCTTTCCCTCCACTTCTACAACACCCCCGAGAAGGACACTGACGGCTCCATCAAGCCCGGAAGTTCATTCAACGTGCGTTGTTACGAAACCTCCACTCCTGCTGGCGCTGTAGGCTCTGGCACTGCGGTCATCAACTCCTTCGAGGTGAAACCCGGTGGTCAGGTCGCCAAGAATGTCGTTATTACCAACGGCAAGCTTCTTCGCATCGAAGTACAAGGCGTGGGCGCTGACTTCAAGGGTGCCTCAGGTACTCTCGACGTGATGCACAACGGCACCTACTACATGGGTCAGGTTGACATCGAAATCCACGGCGGCAAGGCCGGTGCTGGATTCTTCGGTGCTTCCGTCACCCAGACTGGTATCGACACCAGCGCTCCCGTCGCTTGGCCTGAGACCGCTACTGGGGTCTAATCCAGAAGTGTCAGAAGTTAGGAAGCCTCCCCCGAAAGGTGGAGGCTTCTTTTTATACATTCTGATAACTTATGGGAAAGTCGGAAGAATGGGCCGCTAGGTTTGGCTTGAATACTATTAACTACCAATCTAATAGAAGGAAAAGAGCAGCAAGATTGTGCTCTAGTCTCGGAGGTCATGCCGAGTTATCAACTAGCATATTACCTGGGGCAAAGGTTACCTATTTTAGCACCTTCGAAGAGGCCGTTGACGACATGACCTCAGTAGCCGTTTCCAAATCCATAAGATTTATGATAGAGGGGGTCATGAAATCTGACAATAAATGGGCAGTTTTCTATTTAACACTTGACAGAGTCAAAAGCCTGTGTTAGAATGTGAGATAGAGAGGGTTAAAACAAACGCTTAACAGCGCCCTCCAATGTCCCCATAGTTCAATGGACAGAACGGGAGTTTCCTAAACTTCAAATGTAGGTTCGATTCCTACTGGGGATACCAAAAATCGGGATTGACAGGATGCCTAGTGAGTGTTAAAGTTGGATATGAGAGTTACTCACTATTACTATGAAATTCACGTTGGTAGCATTTTACCAGTTAATGGCAACCACAAACACATTGCCGCTGAATTCCATAAGGTGTTTCCATTTTGTCGAGCAGTATTGAGTCAGACCTCCAAGCCATATCAACGGACTGGTTGGAAATCCTGGCACAGGATACTTGTAGTATCAAGGAAGGAAGTTTCTATCAAACAGCTTATCCACCATCTAGAACAAAACGAATTCTATGATGGCATCAAATCAACGAGTAAGCCAATTACAAAAGGCAAGGCTAAATCGTGGATGGAACACGCCGAATGGGTCGAGCGCGTATTGAAACCAGAAATGGCTCTTTATTCATGACTGCGTCTTTCTGGTGTCCATAATATAGCCTGTTTTACCACTCCCTCGTTCTTGCCGTCTAAGAATAAGGCTATGAAACTACCAGACATAGTGTCTGTGTCTATCATCGACATGGACGTTATCGCGTAGGAGGCTACCGATGGATACATTGACTCAAGCCTCTTATTAACCTCATCTATGTGCAGACCAGAAAGGGTTCTCAGAAAGTCCTTATAAACCATGCTATAAGTACGTTCTACGTTGCATGAGTAAGCTTTTCATAACTGGAGACGTTCACTTAAACGAGTGGGACGAATTTTCAACTATACTGCCAAACGGTATAAATTCAAGACTTCAAGTAGGTATAGACTCCATTGTTCAGATAGCGGAAGCGGCCAAGGATGAAGTGCTGATCATAGCGGGTGATCTGTTTCATACTAGAGAGGAATTGTCGGTGCAAGTCCTATTCAGAGCCGGGGAGGTTATAAGATACGCTTCCTTGATGTGCAAAGAAGTGATAATCCTGGTTGGTAATCACGATCAACATCTGAAAGACGGTAGGGTTCATTCTTTGGGCACCTTCGAGTCAGCTAACGTAAGAGTCATAGATAAGCCAGGAGTATACAATGTTTCAGACTTCGGCGAGGTATTATTCATGCCGTATATGAATGACTACGAGGAATTCTCCAAAGAGTATTACAATCTCACTGAGAGATTTTCCGGAAAAGGTCTATCCATTCTCCACGCTGATATAGTAGGGTTCGAAATGAACTCAGGGTTCCTATCCACTAAAGGTATAAGCCCTCAGTTCACCTTGAATGCTGGTAGGGACACAAACTCCATCAGTCTGTGTATCTCTGGCCATTATCACAAGCCGCAGAAGTTCGGGGATTTGAACGTTTATTATGTCGGAAGCCCTTATCAGATGGATAGGTCTGAAGCTGGTCATGAGAAGAGGTACTTGGTAGTATCAGAGGATTTGACGGTGGAGTCAATTTTGATGAAGGGTCTACCAGTTTTTAGGAAGGTTAGTCTAAAGGAAGCCTCAGAACTGGGGAAAACGAAGGACTTCGTTGATGTCAAGTGCAAAGAGGATGAGGTTAAGGACGTCTGGTCATCTCTTCCTGGGAACTTCAATATAGTGCTTGAGAAGTCGGACAAGAATGAAACAGACTTCACATCAATAGAAATAAGTGAGGCTTGTCAGAGGTGGCTCCGCGAGAAGGGGGAGCCTGGCCTTATAGAGACAGCCATGGAGAGGTTAATGAGAAATTCATAAGATAGATTTCTAATACATGCATGAATAGACAATCAGTCATTGACAAGCTAAAGGATCTGGCGGATAGGACAGAGATCTCAGACCCACAACCTGTAAGTCAGGATGAGCAGGGTGTCGCGGGAGACAGCGATAGTCTCCTGAATCGGATCGAGGAAGTTCGTAGGAAGGTTGAAAATCTTTCTTCATCTCTTGGGGTCGAACTGAAACCTGACTCTCTAGCAGTTCCAGTTCCGGTCGAGCTTTTAATTGAGATAGTGAAAAGGATTCATACCCTGGAGTCATTATCTCCCCCCGTTGTAGAGTTCGTCGATCCCACACAGGAATAAATCATATGCCAAAGCTTAAGTTAACCCCTAATCAGCTATTGGATGAGGTAATGGAGCAGGACCTTCCTGCCCATGTTCAAACCGGCATCTACAATTTGGTGAAGTCGTTCGACAGCATCACCACTCAAAACAAATTCCTTTTAATGCTCAACATGAGTTTGATGGCTGAGTTTGATGTTGAGTCCTCAGAGAATATACTTGAGGGGAACGCGAAAGTTGGTATCTCAAGGAACACTCTGAGCAGGATAACAACGAAGATCGAATCAAAGAAGGAGAAACCAATCATCTGTTACAACGAGGAGGGGGATGATGGGTTCCTTCGGATCAAGTGGGGGAAAGCAGATGAGGAAGGTTCCTAATTTCATCCTATCTTTTCTAGGGTTAATTGCGGGGCTGTGTCAGTATTTGGTATGCCGGATTCCGAAGATGGCTACCATATTCGTGGCAGGTCTTAGGTACGCATTCGATCGTACTGGATCGATAGACTGCCCCGAAAGACAGGATATAGAACTAGAAACTAGAGTTGAGTGATAAAAGTAAAGGCCAAGAAAATAGGAATTGCGATTAGTGGTTTCCCATCATTCGCAACTACCGTTCTTGACCTTGAATTCGCCAAGCCAGACCCAAAGGCTTATATCCTTAAAGCTAGGATGAGGAATCTAGCCCACTGGGATGGGATGAAGAGATTCTATGAGGTTGTTGGTAGCACTATTGCAATGAGGAGGGGGTTTCTCAATAGACTGATAGACTTCCTTCGCAATAACGAAATGGACCATGAGGTAGAAGATTGCCTAGGCGATTATGCCCCACCGGATTTTTACAACTTTATCGAGACCGATGGTTTCAAGTTCGATAAAGTTCAGGTGGATGCTGGTAGAGCGATGATAAGCTCTAGGATAACAGCTATAGAATTAGCCGTCTCCTCTGGGAAAACGGAAATATTCATGAACGCCGCTTGTTGTTATCTGGCATCTAACAAGGGGTCCAAAGTGCTCGTTATAGTGCCATCCAGGAACTTGATGAGGCAAACTTATGATAGGGTTAAGTCAAGGATACCCTCAATAATCGGAATGGTCGGGATGTTTGGGGATGGGGAGAGACCGAGTGACGGCAACAGAATAATAATTTCTACAATAGCCTCTGCCATCAAATACTCAAGTGACCCGATCATAAAAGGAGTTCACGGCATTATTATAGATGAAGCTCATAGGTCTAAAACCAACTCGGTCAGGACACTCGTTGATAACATAGACTGGAAATTCCTATGGGCTTGCTCCGGCAAGCTAACCTATTTGGATGATGATATCTCTTCAATGGAGATCGAATCAATTCTTGGAAGACCAGTGTTCAGGGGCGCTGTGAAGTCCAGGCATAGTCCAGTTGAGGTAGTAATTCACAAACATGGTAAGAGATCAATTCAAAAAGGAATCAAACTACATGCCTCAGTAAGAGACGGGGTTGAGTGTATGTTCGTCGATTCGGATGGTGAGTCAAAGATCGGCATTTATAGATCCGCGAGGCCGAATGGGGAAGTTGACGAGGACCTGTGTAACGAGGACGGTAAACCCATTAAAAGCCTATTCGGAATATGGTACGCTGATAAGTCGTCTATAGTTGATCCGCCTCCCGATCCAGAAAAGGTAATATACTTTACTTATTCGGACATTGGGATAGTGGAGAACAAGGAGAGGAACGACTGGGGTGTCCAAATGATGTCTAAGTTCGAACAGGCAAAAGAACCTTATCTCGTCACGGTAGCCAGGTTGAGACATGCCAAGAAACTATTTAAGAAGGCCACGAAAATAGGTCTCAAGGTTGGCATGGTGTCTGGAGAGTCGTCTGGTAAGGAACAATCGGAGACTGTGAAGAAGTTAGCCACCGGGGAGGTAATGGGGATCGTGGCAGTATACTCGACAATGTCTGAGGGGGTAGATGTTCCTAATCTAGTGCACCTCCTGAAGATGGACGGTATAGCCAGTGAACAGGTTCTGACTCAGCAACTGGGAAGGGTTCGCAGGAAACATGAGTCTAAAGACAAGGGATACCTACACATTCCTTCTGACGACCACTACAAGCATCTTGCTGATAAGACTACCTATATGGGAAACTATTATTCAAGAGTAGGAGAGGTAGTTATGTTTGATGGGGTTCGAAGAGTTCTGTAGGAATCTAGTAATAGCTTTCGTCACTTTCAATAGGAAGGAAGTTACCGAAATATGTCTTGATCAAATTAACAAGACCAAATTTGGTTCAACCCTCGTCGTCTATGATGACTGCTCCGATGATTTCGATGTTGGGTTCCTAAAAAGAGTATCAAAGGACGCCATAGTTAAACGTATGGATAGGCCAACCGGGGTGGGGGGCGTAAGATCTGAGATACATAACGAGTTTAAAAAGGAGTTCCGGTTCATTTACCACACTGATAATGATGCATACCATGATCCAAACTGGATGTATAGGTTACATGAGTTGTATACAAGATACAAACTTCCGACAGGACTTTTCACTCTAGGTAAGCGTCACCATATAATTAAAGAGATGGGGGGTGAGTCTGTAAACAGAATGTGCCAGGGTGTATCATTCTTTTATGACTTTGGGTCCTTGGAAGGTATTAAGTACAATAAAAAAGTTGATCCAAGGACTTCCCCTGGATGGGATAATATGACCAGTAGAGTTTTGAAGAGGTTCATAGTTTCTGGAGTCTCATATTTGGAGCATTTTGGGGCGAACGGACTTACTACCAGGGAGTATTCTGATAACAGAGCTTATAACCCAACAATGTGGCTACAAAACATGAGAGACTCAGTGATCGAAAGCTTACATGATCAAGGCAAGAGGAGAGAGTTGTTAATGGCGCATCGTGAAATGCCTAGAATCACTAATGTACCTATTTTCACCGACTAATTACTATCAACTGATGGAGTTCGACGAATTTTGTAGAAACTTAGTAATAATTTTCGTAACTTTCAATAGGAAGGGTATAACAGAAATATGTTTAGATCAGATTAATAAGACCAGGTTTGGGTCAACCCTAGCAGTATACGATGACTGTTCTACTGATTTCGATGATAAATTCTTGAGGAGTATATCTACGGACGCCATAATCAGGCGTATGAAATGTTCTACTGGACTGGGCAAGATAAGATTCAAAGCGCATAATGACTTTAAGAATGACTTCCAATTCATTTATCATACTGATAACGACGCGTATCACGATCCACATTGGTTACATAGATTATTTACACTACACTTAAAATATGGCATACCAGTTTCACTCTTTAACGATCCATACCATCTGAACTGTGACAACATAATAGTTAATCATGATGGAGTTTCTATAAGAAGAAGGTGTCCAGGAATATCTTTCTTTTACCCCCTTAATTGTCTCGATAGGGTTCTTTTCTCTAAAAGGTATAGCGTAGGGCGGAGCGGTTTCAAGGAGAGACCTGGATGGGATATTATTAACAGTAAAGCTCTAGGTCGTTTTGCGATATCAGAAGAATCGTTCGTTGAGCATTATGGGGCCGATGGAGTCAACACTTATTCAAACTACAAATGTACAGCCGTGAACCCAACTCCGTGGCTGCAACAAGGTAGAGAAGCAGTTTTAGACAGCATTACAAATGAAAGTAGAAGGAAGGAGTTGATTATAAGCCACCAGTGGCCTCAGACTACAATACCGTGTTTCACAAACTGATATGACTCAGTATTCTAGTAATAAGATATTCCACCATAGAGATAGAATTGACGAATTAAAGTCTGGAGAGCTGACTAATCCGTTGCAGGTGTACTTGGTCATTTCGGATTTGTGCAATCAAGACTGTAACTTTTGCGCATACAGAATGTCCGGGTATACTACAAATCAGTTATTCGGGGTAAGAGTTAATAACACTGTTAACAACAACCCTAATAGGAGAATTCCCTATGAAAAGTGTTTAGAGATTTTGGATGACTGCCAACAAATGGGCGTGAAAGCCATTCAGATAACCGGTGGGGGAGAACCATCAGTACACCCATTTCATGACAAAATATACCAGGCCGTTCTGGACCGAGGGATGGATCTCGCTTTGATCAGTAACGGAGTTATACTAAGGGATGAGGCGATACCCCCATTACTTAACGCCACATGGGTTAGGTTTTCGATCGACTCTAGTAATCCGGAGTCATATGCCAAGGTAAGAAAGTCCACAGTAGAACATTATGGAAGAGTGTGGGGGAATGTGAGAAAACTGGTGTCTTACAAAAAGGATCGTGGGTCTAAAGTAACGATAGGTCTCGGATTCGTAGTGACCAGTGACAATTGGATGGAAGTTGAAGAATTCGTTATTTTAGCTAAGGAGTCTGGGGTTGACAACGTCAGAATTAGCGCTGTTTTTCAACCCTCAAACATTGGGTACTTCAGTAAATTCTTCAATGAAGCCTACGAACTCTGTAGGTTGGCTAAAGACAAACACGAGGATGGAAAATTCATTGTTTTTAATAACTTTGGGTATAGATGTGACGATCTAATAAGAGAAAATCCGGATTATTCCTTTTGTGGATATCAACACCTAACCACTTACATAGGTGGAGATATGAACGTGTATAGGTGTTGCGTGACCGCTTACAGCAATCACGGCCTCCTAGGTTCTATATCGGACAGGAGGTTCTCTGAATTCTGGAACTCTGAGGAGAGAATCAGCAAACTTACTAATTTCGATGCCAGATCTTGCGAAAGATGTATGTTTAACGAAAAGAATAAGACCATATTATACGCCATAGACAAACATCCAGAGCATGTCAATTATATATGACTTGACAAAAGCAGTATTAAGTGTTACAATTGGTGATGAATCGGTTATTGCCAATCACCCCTGATTTATTCGTTCTTGGTGGAAATTCAACATTCACTATTAAATCTGTTAAAACTGGTAACAGGTTCACATTCAGAGCAAAGGCGGATAAGGAGAACCCAAGCCGTGTTTATGTGTCCGTTCTTACTGGTCCTGATAATGAGTCAAATTACAGCTATCTGGGCACCATTTTCCGGCACAACGAGGAGCACGCAGTATACCGACATGGTAAGAAGAGTAGGGTTTCTCCGGAATCGAGGAGCGCTATTGCGTTCGATTGGTTCTGGAGAAATTCAAAGAATTTACCGGATGGGGTTCAATTCCTTAAATCAGGAAAATGTTGTAGGTGCGGGAGGACTCTTACCACACCGGAGTCGATTGAAGCTGGATATGGTCCAGAATGCTCTAGGATACTATCATCGGTATTCTAGTCTCGATCTTCCCTACTGACCACCTCTTCACGAATTCATTAGCATCTTCATAATCAGTATATTCTGACTTAGCATGCCATTTCCTTATTCTTCCGAAAGACTGTCCACCTCTTATTAAGTGGGTTTTCCTGCCAGCGGCATGAGCGACATGCGAAAATCCAGAGCACATTCCTACGAAGCATTCGCACTTAGTAATTAATTCCACGGCGCTCATCAACCCGGTGGAATTACAATCCACTACTGAGATGAAATTACTCTCAAGTTTCTTGATTACTCCAGCTTTCTCGTTCTTATTTAGTTTCCACTTCCCGGATAGGTGTGTACAACACAGTCCTTTAATGGTGTCATTGAAGGGTCTCGCATTATTAACAGGACACGTCAACGTTGTATGGAGTCGTGGGGTGTAAACTCCCCTAACTAGCATGTGGTCGATTATTTCTATAAACGGTTCATACTCATACAGATACTTCGCCACTTCCAACCTCTGATGACATGCTATAATGTCATTACTGCTCCAGTTGTTTATCTTTGGACTTAATGAGAACTTAATTCTTCTCCCAACTGATTTGGCTATATGTATGGCGTTATTCATAGCCAGGAGGGTATCACCGAGTCTTACCCCCTTGCAAACATATAAGTCTTCATCATAGGTCATACAACGCACTCTTGACAATTAGTCTCCCAGGCCACCTCTTTACGAAGTCACTGGCGTCGTCATAAACCGTACACTCTGACTTGTGATGATTCTTAAGTATTCTATCTAACTTGCATCCGGATCGAATAATGTTTACCTCTTTTCTGGCCGCATGGGCCACGTGTGAGAACCCAGAGTCAACTCCGACAAAAAATGCGCATTTAGTGGTTTCTATGATCGCCTCCATAAGGGGTAGTGAATTGCAATCTATGACTCTTGGGAATTCTTCACTTATCCTTTTAAGTATTTCCTTTTGATCTCTTTTATGCGTCTTCCAGGACCTACCAGTCAAGTGTATGCAGCAGGTTCCATTTGATTCTGGAAACTCCCTGGCATTGCTAGACAGGCTGACCAAAGGATACTTCGGTCGTTCTATATGGTCTCCAACACCCCTATGATCCACTATATCAATGAATGGCTCATAATTTAGAAGATACTTGGCCACTTCGAGTCTCTGATGACACGCTTCCACCGAGTTACTACAACCACTATTCGGCCACCCGTTTATTTTAGCGCTGAGAGAAAAATACAGTTTCTTGCCAAGCTTTTTTGACATGTATATGGCATTACTTAGTGATATGATTGTATCACCTAGTCTGGTGTGCCTGCTGACATATAAATCATCACCCGAGAAGTTCATCTTCAATAGATACCTTACCAGTCTGTATCGACTTCCTTTTCTCCCGTATGGCGTTCAATTTCTTCATGCCAGCTGCCACTGCTTCCTCATCATCCTTCTCGTCATCGTCCCTTCTTTTCCGTGGCTGCTTCTTCTTATATGGTGCTTCGTCGTCATCATCGAAGTCATCGTCAGTGAGATCCCTGGCCTCAACTGACCAGATTGCCATTCTGCTAGGTTCGAATCTGCATATAACCTGCCTACTACCTCCATCATTTCTGCAGGCCACTGGGACGATCCTCATTATGTTGTTCACTCTCTCCTGGTCTGTCTGACAGAGTGCCACAACTAGATCACAAATGGCTACTCGTTCGAAGGCACCAGCCATGTGAGCCATTGATATTCTTTTCCTTCCCGTTGCCTCTCTGGTGGCACGACATGCGGTCCATATTGGAAGGTTGTAGTCAACGGCAATAGCCCTTAAATCCGTGCATATTCTAACCTTCTCAAGGTAATCCTTCTCAGACTTGACATCAGATCCCATCAGATCCAGATAGTCGATCATTATTGAGTCGAACTCGATCCCGGACTCGTTCTTCATCTGGTCAAGATAGGTCCTGATCGTCTGAGGGGTACATACATAGGGAGCGAAATACGCAATGTATAACTCAGCGTCATCATCGAATATTACATCAGCCCTATCTTGAAATGTCTTTATATAACCATCAGTATCTATAAACATTTGCTCCTTTGGGAGCATTGTGGTCCTTATGGCGAAGCGAAGAGCCTGAAGCTCTTCGGATAACTCCAAAGTCAGATACAGCACTTTCTTATGTGTTCCAACGCCTCTCTTCAGGCCGTGGAAGGCAAAATTAAGTAAAGTTCCTGACTTGAATCCCTTCGGAGGTGCCAGCAAACACCCAAGTTCCCCACCCCTCAGACCACCCCCTATTTCATGATCGAAATGGGATAAACCAGTAGGTCTTCTCGGTTTATGATCTACGGATACTTCTTTCCTGATAACTTGGGTAACATTTTTGATCGCGGGTGTACCGGTTTTCACATCGAAGGTACCTTGTTTTATCGCCTCTGAGAACCAGTCAACCACTTCTTCCGGGACATCACCATTCTTGATCACATCGACCGTTTTGTGGACCATTTGAATGATGGCCCTCCATTGCATGAACTTACCTATTTTCTCTTTGACGTATTCAAAGTCACTGATATCCAGTTCGTACAGATCGTCCACTTTCCTCTCTAGGGTCGATCTCTCGGCTGTGTGCTTCGGGTCGTTGATGTCCGGATAGGATTTCCTGATTAGCTCAAAAAGGGTCTCTCTGGACGGTGATTTAGCGAATCGTTTGAAATATCCCTGTATGATCGAGGCTAAGTGGGAGCATGTAGGATCTTGCAAAAAGGACGGTTTAAACTTATCCTGACCAAGAACAGAGGTGAGCCTTGAATCCCTCCACATAGACGCCAGACACGTTTCTTGGAACTCTGGATGGAATGGGCTTTGCTGAGACATTTTCTTCCGAGAAAGCCTTCACTAGTTATTAACATGAACAGACCCGAAATAGAGTCGATGCAGAAGAAGCTGGCTGCGGCTGGCTTCTACAAGGGAGAAATAGACGGATTCTGGGGTGGTATGAGCATAAGTGCTTGTAAGAAGTACTTGACAAGCTTAATGCCAAACCCATACCCGTGGCCTAACAGTGATAGGGCCTCTCTGGAAGCCTTCTATGGTAAACCCGGAGACGAGTCTAATTTAGTACAATTCGATTTCCCATACCCAACTTTTTACGATGGCAAGAGGGTTACCAAGGGCAGGTGTCATTTCAAGGTGAAAGACAGCCTGCTTCGCATCCTGAAGAATATTGGAGAACTCCATGGCGGGAAAAGAGACATCATGGAGGAAGCGGAGGATTACGGTGGCATCTATAACTTCAGAGACAAGAGAGGTTCATCCTCACTCTCCCTCCATTCGTGGGGCATAGCCATTGATCAAGACGCGGATGATAACACCTTCAGGGATCATTGGCCCATGCAGGCTGATATGCCTCTTGAGATAATGGAATGTTTCGCCAGAGAAGGGTGGATATCAGCTGGTGCATTCTGGGGATATGACGCCATGCACCATCAGGCGGCAAGATAATGGAGGAAGATAACGACGACATATTCGAGGAGGATGAGCCTAAAGAGAGGGTCTCAAACGCGATACCCGAATATGCCAAATTCGATACTTCAATTGGAGACGAATTCGGATCGTGTTGCAAAAGCGTCGAATCAGCCGGAGTCGTCTTTGCCGTCTCTGACGTTGGTAAGAAAGTAACTGAGGGGATTTGCAAGATCCTTCGATCTGAGGGATTCACCGCTGACTGGCATTCAGTGAAAAACTCAGTATCCCTAAAGACTCTTGAGACTGGTGATAGGCTGAGTCTCCTGAAGCGTAGATGGAGAAACCTCGTGAAGGAGTACTCTATCGGTAGTTTAAAGATTCGCTGAATATCATGTATTTATTTACATGGCTAACATCTCAAAATTCGCAGGTTCAGCATTGGCTCATCAGGGAGGCGGTTATCAGCCTCAGCGTAAAGACAACTTTGCCGTTCTAATAACTGGCATTCAAAACGTTGATGTGGTGACGCTGTCGGTAAGCACCTTCAACATCCCAGAGCTTGCGATCCAGCAGGGGAAAGTCAAGCATTTCAATGAGACCACTTTCTATGCCGGTTCAAGGACACCGACCACGGGCGGTCAGTTGACTGTCGTTGATTACATTGATAAGGATCTGCTCTCCATCTTAGCACAATGGCATCGTCAGGTTTATAATCCAAACACTGGTGCTATAGGCTGGGCTGCTGACTACAAGAAACGTGGTGAGATCATTCTCCTTCCTCCCGGAACTCAGGGAGCGACCCCCGGCGCTGTCAATGCTGATGGTCAGAGGAAGTGGACCATGGACGGGGTCTGGCCAATGTCTCTCAAGTATGACGACCTCTCCATGGAGGACGACGGTACAACCCCGGCTAAAATCACCCTCACTCTCTCCATCGACAGGTGCATTCCTGTAGTGGTAGGCGGCTAACGTGAATCCACTAGATACAAAGCTAAGAAGGAACAGACTATCCGGTTTTTCAGCGAGATCCGGTAAGAACGCTTTAGCCAACTCTAGGTGGGGTAGTAAGAATCCAAATGGTATACCAGTACCTAAATTGGGAATAGTGTGGAACTCCCTTATTAATGGCTTGTCCCTCATTGAGGGTATTCACGAAGAACTCACTGAGGATATTTTCGGGAAATCCCTGGCTTCCTCTTCACCGACAGCCCAAAAACTGATTGATTTATACGAGAAGTCAGTCAATGGAAGATATGAGGATTGGTCCTCTACTATTTCAAAAAGGGACCTCAAGAGGATTGCTGAGGAGATTGGCAATAACGCAGTTTCCAAGTGGCTAAAATCGACCGATCTTAGGGAGACCAATTCTGAGATGAGAAGTTGGTTCCTGTTTGAAGGTGGTAGATCTCTTGAAGTGATTCTAGAAAGAATCCTAAGAGATCATGGATAAGAAAATCTACAACAGTACCAACACGCCAGTCTATGGAGGTTATCACCCGAATGACATTGGGTACGGCTGGTTCGGCAACTTCAGGATAGATTCTAAGAAGGCCATCGAGTTTTTCAACGCGGTCGCTATGAAGATGGCCAAATTAGTTCATTCAGTGAACCGTGGGGAGTTGATTTTCAGAGTTTCTGATGGTGGTTTCTCCATGCAAGCAATAAGGGTCAAAGTCGGACTCACGATGGTTCTGAAGGCGTGGAAAAATGATAACGAATTGGCTCATGCCACGATAAGCAGGCAGGATGTCCCACTGATCGTTAATGGAACGGTTGAGGAGGACACATATAACTGGCTGGAGTCGTCTTGGGAGTCTTTGACTAGTTTAGTGTCTCAGTCTTTGAATGATATAACGTTCCCAGACTTTTCTGAACTAATAAGTTCTGAACTATCAGCCTCAAATAACCCGCCTCCTTTCTTTAACGAGTATAACGGGACAGGTGAATCACCACCTTACGAGGAGTCATCACAATCATCTGAATATGGAGATTTACCAGACTTCAGCACTGACGCGTGAAGTTATTATTTATAAGGTATGATCACTTCTAAGACATTCGTAAGGTCAGTTCCAGCATCATCCGACACCATCTTCGAGTTCAACGGTAACGTTGATGGAGGTCTCTTAGTGGTCATGGAGAACCTTAGTTCTGATAACACCATGGTTTACAAGTTCATGGAGTCGTACGACGGTATCACCTGGGTTGATAAATCATTCCCTCTCACTGGTGGTGGTACTGCAACCCAGTTTACGATACTCCCTGATTCTCACCATGAAATAAAAGTGACATACACCAGGCAGAAGTTGAAGCTGATGGCTTCTGGTAATCTCATGGCGAACTTCAGTGTGACACACAGGTCCCAGTCCACCCTAGACGGACCCCTCGTTATAAGTGCCTCCTAAATATGAGCATATCCGAATCTTTACTCAATCCTCAGGCGGTACAGGAACATCCCGTAAGATCCTTCCTTGAGTCTAGGGAAAGCGTCCTAAAGTTCTCCTCTCACTTCAAAAGGACTAACAACCCTCTGATACAGAAGTACATCGGTAAGATATCCTCTGTCCTCGAAGGTCATATAAAGAATCCAACTGATGCTGGCAATAAACTGCTTTCGGAAGTTGCTGCTGACTGCAGAATTATACTAGAAGCCTCCCAGAAAGGTGAGAGGCACAAAGTGTCTAACGTTCTCCCGGAGGCTTACGGAAGGGCTAATGAATATTCCTCCATGATAAGAGAGTTCGGACTCTCTGGGCTGGGTTCAACAGGAACGCTGACGGAAGATTCGAAATACTCCGATGAGCACTCTTCGTTCTGCAAGAAATTCTGCAAGGAATTTGGTGTGGAGGCTGATCACTTTGACGAGGTAGCTGAGGGTCTCTTCATATACTTCGATGCCAACAACACAGACAAGCTTCTCAGGAATCTCCAGTTTGACCTCTCCAGTTTCAGCTTTGATAACGGCTATATCATGTTGAAAGCTGGTTCGGTGGACGACTTCTCATTCGGTTCTTTCGGAGAGGAATTGAGCAAGTGGAGCTTCGTATACCTTCCAGAAAGTGAATAGTATCTTCCTAAAGCACAGAAGGAGAAAGTATGAGGCACTCTTACAAGAGGAGGGTGCCAAGGAGTCTGGATCAGTGATAGGATACTGGCTTCTACCAACTCAAGGTGGTTATGTGAAGCTGAAGATACTTGAATCTTATGGAGTTCAAACCAATTCTGGCGGTTTCTTCGGTAAGAAATTGGGGTCGGGGAAGGTGGTTCAGGTAAAGACTCTCACGGGTGGGAGGTATCTGCCAGTGTGGCCTGTAATGAATTCCATCGACGTGCTGAAGAAGTTCTTCGGGTGGGTCTCCAAAATAAGCCAAGAAATCGACTCTAAACTATGGTCATCGGATAGCGAAGAGAGGGAGGAATCAGCCGCCCAGATCCAAGCTGAGATGATAAAGCGTGGATTCTGTTTCGTGATAAGAGACTCAGAAACTGTGCATTGGTGCGGGACCAATCAGGAATTACTTAAGTTATTTCTGATGGAGATCTCCGGAATGCGCACTTTTAATCCCCCGAGTCTGTCGATATTATACAGCAAATATGACCCACAGGACCAGGGTGAATCGGAGGTTGTCAAACTATCTCTCTTAAGTCCTAGCGGAAATAAAGTAAAGTCCATGACGGTGGACTCGGCCTTCAGGTCCCTTTTCAAGAACAAGAAGACTTTCGCTCAGTACATCAACTCCGTAAAATCCCCAATCATTGGAAACTTCTACAGGGGAGAGGTAAGGTGGGACTCGGCTAAGGATTGGAAGGGGATAGACCCTGACAGGATTAGATCGGCTATAGACCTAAGTGATATAGCTGACGAATACAGAAGGTCATCTAATAAGAAGCTCTTACTGGAGACTATAAAAATATTCCTTGCTTATGCGAAGCAGAATAACGTAAAGCAGGAGTGGGATCCAGAAGAGGTTAAGCGAGTAGTAGAAGAACTTCCAGAGTTAGGCTCAGTCTTGGTTCCGGTTCCAGATAAGGGCGGTTTGAAGAAGCAGAGACCTATATACTCGCCCACTGCAAGAATTCCTAAACCACCAACCGTCTCCGAGTCAACTTTTAAAGAATTACTTGACGACACTCTGATGAACGGTGGGTATAAAGTAGGAGGTCTCAGAAGAATTGGTAGATTGTGGGTCTATGACAGGAGCATCCCTGGCAGGGTTGATAACAGCAGGTTCGTAGTCACCAGAAGACCCTCCCTGCAGTTAGATAGAGATGGTTATCCAATCTACAGGTTTCAGTTCAGGTCGAGACCGGATAGGAATACGACCAACATGTCACACGCTGGTTATATAAAGTTCATCGACGGTCGTTCGACAGGTTTCATATCAAGGATCAAGGGATACTTCAAGGACGAAATAGACCTACAAGTCCATGTCCATTGTGCCTGCCCAGATTTTAAATACCGTTGGCATTGGGTATTAGCCAAAAATGGATGTTCGCACAAACCAACCGGTGTTGGGTTCGACGCTATAGACTCTCCTCCTAGGATAACCAACCCTAATGGGCTTATAAGCATGTGCAAGCATTTAGTAGTAGCCAAGGACTACTTGTTAATGAGCGCCAGTGAACACTACAAGGTGGTCAGAGATCTACAAAAATCGAGTTCACTGAAGCGTGGTTCACTGAACGATCCTGACACCAGGGGGGTGAAACCGGATTCGGAGGTATCAGATAATGATTGATGGGATACACCTGAAGAAGGAGTTCATCACTTCGGACGAGGAAGCATACCTGATAAGTGAAGTATCCAGGAACAAGGGTATTACCAGTGGAGGCGGTCTTTACCAGTCAAGATATGGTTCCAGCGTGTACTCGAAAAAGCTCGTCTCAGATACCATACCAGAGCATCTGAAGATATTATGTGACAGGTTGTGGCTGACTCATCAGTTGCCACATTCTCCTAAACATGTCACAGTTAACACATATACTGCGGGAAGTGTTATAAAACCACATATTGATAAAATATCCTGCGGTAAGGTTATAACCATTCTTTCCCTTGCCTCTGATGCCACCATGATGTTGACCAAGGATGACTTAAGGGAGGAACTATTATTACCTAGGAGGTCCCTATTACAGCTTACTGGAGACGCTAGGTATAATTGGTTTCATGAAATACTTCCAGTGAACCAACTCAGGTACTCAATTGTATTCAGGGATTAGCTTATGAAAGATTACGAATTAGAGATGGCCAGTAAAGTCTGGCCGAAAAGTAACTTCAAGTCCGAGAAGGAATGGCTTGATTACGTGAATAAGTGGTGGCCAAAACTTCCTGGTCTTACCAAGACACTTGACAGATTCAAGAAGCCAAAGATGACCGAATCAAAGATTGGCAGTTACAGCTATTCTTGTCTAATGGCTGAACTGGACCCGGAGGATAAATTCTTCGTTATAAGGAATTTGACGTCACAATTGAACCCATCCGATCTGGTATGGGGAGACGGCAAGGGGGCAGAGTTGGAGCCTCATATCACGGTTTTGTACGGTATCCATGAGACTTCCCCTAGGCCGTTCATGGAGTTGCTCAAGGAGATTAGTCCATTTTCGGTAGAAGTGACCGGTCTTACGATATTCGAGGGGGAGCAATACGACGTTCTGAAGCTCGATATAAGAAGCCCGGAATTGGTTAGCCTGAACAATCTCATAAGAAGGAAGTTCGAGCACACGAGTAGTTTTCCGGATTACCACCCTCATTGTACTATAGGGTACTTAAAGAAAGGGGTGGCTTCGAGATACGTTGGAGATACTAGAATGATCTCTTCCCTCAAAGTCAGTGGCTTCACATTCTCCTCAAGCTCCCAGATAAGGGGTAAAGTCTCTATTCCCTGTAAAGATCCCAATGAGTTGGTGTTCAAATTGCTTGGTGAAACTCGGTAATTATTTACTATGAGCAACCCGCTTGACCATAAACCATTCAAGAACGACTTAGCCGGAAAAAGTGTTAAGAAGAAACAACGTTTCAAGCCCAACCCTATGTCTGGTTTTGGTAAGGGGACTGATGTTCTGGTTCCGAAGAACAAGTTGGCATACCCTCCAGGTCGTCACCGTTTAGTCTTCAGATCAATGCTTGATGGAGTCAGGCTGATAGAGTCCTTGAAGGATGAGGTTGAAGGCATGAGCACGATGCCACCCGTGAAGCTCTCAAAAGGTGAACAGACACCATCGGTCCGTCCCGCGATAGGCTTCCCTAAGAAGAAACAATAATGGGATTCATAGACACTCATTTCCTCCTAAGGGATGAAGAGTACTATAAGTTTAGGACCCCGAAGCCTAAGCCTATTCCAGGAGCATACCTTCTACAGAAGACTCCCTTTGTTGATTTCATAAAAGTAACTAGGCCAGATGGATCATCTAGATCCTTTTACACCAGAGGTCAGGGACTTTCCAAGAAGCTGGAGAACATAGGTATACCACCAGATAGGCAAGATCGTGTCCTATCCCATGTGATGAATTTCCAATCAGCCTATATAAGGGTTGACAATGCTGAAAATTGGGGTAGTCCGAGTTCAAACTGAATTTCCCCTCTTTTCTCAGTCTGTTATACGAGACCTTCCGAACCAACAACCCTTAGTTATTTAACAGCACCATGCCGAAGCAATTACTAACAGAGAGAGAAAACCCCTTTCCTTTTAAGCCGATAGGGTCTCCAGTCATCACTGAAAGTATAGGTGACAATGGCTCTCCTACTCAAATAATAAGAGCTACTGGTGTTTTCCAAAACTACCTCAGAGAAAACTCTAACGGTAGAATCTACCCGAAGTCGATCTGGGACAGGATTCTCAAAGAGGATTCAGACTTCATGAGGAAAATTAAGGAAAGGGGAGTGTTAGGAGTCATAGAACATCCGGATGATGGTCAGACTCACCTCAAGTATATTTCTCACGTGATAACCGAGGTTAGGTATGCAACACCTCAGGAAATCGCGTCAAGCAACGGTCAGATAGTTGAAGGTGACATTGTAGGAACCTACGAAACCCTCCCTTACGGTGACGGCGTCTATCTGGCCGGTCTCCACAAGTCAAAAGTAAGTTTTGGTATCTCATCAAGGGGCCAGGGCAATGTCGTCGAGAGGAACGGTAAGAAAATCGTTGAGGACGATTTTGACCTTGAGACGTGGGATGTGGTTTATAACCCTTCCGTGAAACATGCGAGACCACGTGCCGTGGAAGAATCTTCAAAGAAGGAAGGGGGCCTTACCGAGGCCACTCTAAAGGAGGGTGACGCTCAACCGGGCTATGATCTTCCGGTTGAAACCCATGAAGATCTTATAGACGCGCTCTCCATGATGGGCTTCGAGTCGGAAGATGGGATCAGGTTCCGCAAGGACGGGAACGACCAAAAAGTAACGTGCTCTATTGAAAGCAACTGGGTTTCCTACGACCGCGAGTTCCCGGAGGACTACACAGTTAACTGCGCTGGAGCAGTTCACACTTTTAATTCTCCTGCCGAAGTTTGGCAGTTTATCTCTTCAAAGGAGACAGTCCTTGAGAGATTCAATCCAGGTCTCCTCTTCAAATCCCGTGCTCTAGCCCGTCATCGAAAAGATGACAAGAAGGAGCGCAAAGATAAGGAGGAGGTCTCAGAATCCACCCACACACCTACCATGACCAAATACGAAGAACTCCGCTCCATCAAAGGCGGAATCATCCGTCTCCTCCAGACGGAAACCAAGAAGCTCAAGGCGTCCGATAAGGCTGCTATCCTTGAGGAAATCACCAACAGTCGCATGAAAATCGACGGCATTATCGCCGAAGATAAGTCTCTCACGACCGAAGGCCAGAAGCTTCTGAAGAGGCTCCAGGAATTCGAAGACGTGGTTGATGCTCCTGAAGCTCCTGAAGCTCCTGAAGCTCCTGAAGCTCCTGAATCACCGGAAGTAGAAGCTCCTCTCCCCGAAGAGGCAAAAGAAGTCATCTCTAAAGCTGCCGAAATGCTCAAGGACCTCGGCGGCGATAGCGAAGAAGCCCAACAGGCCGCTGAAGAACTCGAAGCCCTCTGCGGCTGCGAAGGCGGCGAAGTTGGCGGCGAAGATGAAGAAACCGATTTCGTGGATAGCATCCCGGTCGCGGAAAGTAAGGTCAAGGCCATTGGCTTTGTCAAGAGATACCGCACCCTGGAAGCTATCCACAAAGCAACCCTCGTCTCAGCAAATCGTTTGCTGGAAAAGGTTCGCGAAGGGAAGACCAAAAGCATCAGCGAGTCTGCTGCCAACCGTAAGGAACTTCGTGAGTACAAGGAAGCGGCCACTGAGCTTGCTGAAATGTACAACCAGGACATGATCGCAGTAAGTCTGAAACTGCTTGAAGCCACGAAACCCGAGTTCTACGCCGGAAACGCCGAAAAGCTCAAGGGTATCAAAAACTACAAGAAGTTCACTGAGGCGGTCGAGGATGCACTCACCAAGACTCCTGCTCCTAAGAAGGTGGCCGAGTCCAAGGAACAGAAGAAGGAGCCTCTCAAGGAGTCCAAGGAACCCGTCAAGGAGTCCAAGGAACCCGTCAAGGAGTCCAAGGAACCCGTCAAGGAGTCCAAGGAAGAGCCTAAGAAGCTTACCGAATCTGTTCACCCCGCTCTTGCAATGGTGCAACGCACTCGTCGCAAGTAACCCACCAAACCAACACCACATATATACGACTCCATGAAAGGAATCATCGCTCAAGACGTCACTCGCATGCTGAAGAGAGGCCTTAGCCTCTCCGAACGCACTATGGGGGGCGTCCTCTCTGAATCCAACGGTTCGTTAGTGAAGGCAGAAGGCTGGAAGGAAATGGTAGAGTCCATCTCCAATCCTGAACGCCGCGCTTTCGTTGCGAACATGCTGGAAAACTACCGTCAGGCTCGCCAGCAGCTTGATGAAACCACCACCTCGCTGACTGTCGGTAACTTCGACAAGTACGCCTTCCCGCTCATCTCCATCGTCTCGGAGAATATGATCGCGCAGGATCTTGTTTCGGTTCAGCCGATCGAAGGCCCGTCCGGTCACATCTTCTTCGTCAACCTCGTTACTGGTCAGACGAAGGGCAACGTGCCTAAGGGTACCCCAATCTGGGACGCCCGTACTGGCCGTGCTGATCGCTCGGATACCTCTGATGACGCCATCAATGAGGAACACGTCGGCACTTCAGGTGAAGACGGCTCCCTCGCCGATGTCAACCTGTCCTACACCCCTGTCGTTCCCGGCACGGTTACGGTGCAGTCTGACGACGGTAGCGTTGTTTACCGTGACAATGGCAATGGCACCCTCCTCAGCGGTGCTACCACCGTTGGTACTGTGGACTACAACACTGGCGCGGTTACGTTGAATACCAGTGCTGCTGCAGACACCGTCTTCACGGCGAGCTACAACACCAACACCGAACTCAACGGTGAGGCCCAGATGCTCGACATCGAAATCCAGCACGCCCCGGTGTTCGCCAAGGAACGCAAGATGCGCATCCGCTGGTCCACGGAAGCCGCTCAGATCATGGATGCCCTGCATTCCGTGAACGCTGAGAATCTCCTGACGACCTCGGTGACCAACAACATCAACTGGGAAATCGATCGCGAGATCATCGAGGACCTCCGTCGTGGTGCCTCCGCTGGTACCGTGAACTGGAGCGCTACTCCTCCTACTGGTCAGACCATCGGTTATCAGGAGCACAAGCTCTCGTTCGTTGACGCTCTGGTGTACGCCTCCGGTTACATCAGCCGCGCCACGAACCGCGTTCGTGCAAACTGGGTTGTCGCCGGTCAGAACGGTGCCAACGTCATCGAAACCCTGCCTCAGTTCGAACCCTCCGATGCGGATCTTACCGAAATCGAAGGTGTTTGCTACCTCGGCAACCTTGGTCGCCTCAAGGTTTACGCTGATCCGCACTACGTCCAAAACGAGTGCCTTGTCGGCTACAAGGGTAAGGACTTCACCCGTGCGGGCTACGTTTACGCCCCATGGCTGCTCCTGTTCTCGACTCCGACCATCACCCTCGACGACTTCATCAATCGTAAGGGTATGGCATCGAGCTACGGCAAGAAGATGATCAACAGCCGCTTCTACTCCAAGATCAAGCTGTCGAATTTCTCTGACCAGTTTGGGGAAGCCTAATCGATCACGACCGATAAAATAACTTGGCGGCGTTCTCGAAAGGGAACGCCGCTTTTTTACATCTAAAAAGTACTTGACAAGACTCATGTGGTATGTTAAAGTACGGCATGGAAAACGTTATTACTAGGTATTTCTTCAAAATTTGGTGCAAGACCACCAAGCGGCCTTCGGGAGTTGGATTCAACGCTGGCGTTATGACCTTCGCCAGTCCAGAACAAGCCATCGAGTGGAGGGAGAAGCATCCAGAAGATTTTCTCCCTAAAACTGAGACCTTCGCCAAGCATCTTGACTGTAGCAGGGTGTTCCTCGTGAGGTCCAAGGTCATTGATACTATCGTTGAATGTGACTCCCTCAACGCTGACTCCTTCAAGGAGGATGACTCTAATGATCTAGAGGAGGTTCACGCCCTGCGTGCTGCCCGAATTGCGTACGCTAAGGAGTTTCCGTACAGGGATGGCGAGCCTGATGTCGGGAGTATTCACGAGAACATTCGTGATTTGAAAAAGAAGTTTAATCGTCTGAACGATGAATATAACCAACTTCGACGCCACCATAACCAACACTGCCACTGCTCTGAAATCTACTAACATGAACGACGACCCAGCTGTCAGGGATGAGGAACTAGAGTCACTACTTACTAAGGCTTATCAGAAGCTTCACAAATGTGTGACCGAGATTGGCAAGTTCAATGAAGCCTCACGAGTAGGGAGAAACTCCCCATGCCCCTGTGGTTCCGGAGATAAAGTCAAGAGGTGTTGCGCAAGTAATGACAACCTGCCCTCTATCAATAAGAGCAGGGGAATCGCCAACTCAATACTGAGAGCTTTTGTTTCATCCCATTAGTTATCTATGGAGACTATTATGAAATGCTTAGCTGTTTATCTTTTGCTATCCGTAGTCTCTCTTTTCTTTTGGAATTTAATAATTCCTCCAAAGGATAATGAGTCATGAATGCAGTGATACTGGAGGAGGATGGCTTACTTAAATTCTGGTGCCCAGGATGTGACTCAGTACACCGCGTAAGAATCGATCATAGAATCGGTTGGAACAATAACCCGCACAAGCCGACGCTCCCCCAGTCCCTGTTACTTTGGCTTGATCTAGTTGGTGGACCTGTTCAATGTCATTCTATGATTTCGGAGGGTAATATAAGATTCCTACCAGACTCGATCCATAATATGGCTGGCCAGACTGTTAGGCTACCACCGTTTCCGGAAGGACACTAGTTCAACCTGCGGAGGTACGGATGAATGAATCTTGACAGATTTTTACATCTGTGTTATAATGGGACATGGAACCACCTACTTTCCCATGTCGTCCAATCAACTGCGGCAAATTGACTATCGCTCGTCCGAAAATAGGTGAGTTCTGGGTTGAACCGAAGATCACTGGCATGCGTGTCGTTCTTCACGTTCCCACAGGTCAGATGTGGACTCGCCACGGTACTACTGTTTCTAATCCCAAGTGGTTTACGGAAGCGTCAAAAAAGATAAAGGACGTCCTTCCTAATGAGGAATGGTTGGATTGTGAGGGTCTCTATCAGGCCCATAACGTAGGTAAGGGAACCCTCGTCGTTCTTGATTCTATCGTGAAGGACGAGAGCATCGAGAAACGCCGCGAAAGGTTCTCCATCCTCCCAGAAATGCCGATCACTAACGACATCAAGGGAAACGAGGTATATCGTATCCCATCTTTCGATTGGAAGTCAGAAGCGAGGATGCTTTGGGACAGGCTTCTAAGTCTCGGTGATGACTGGGTCAAGAGAGGTAACGGTAGTGTTCCTCTTTTCGAGGGAGTAGTAGCTAAGAAGAAGAATTCCAGTTACGCGTTCCAAAATATAGACCCAAAACGCGAAACACCGATCTGGCAAAAACACCGATTCGCATGAATTCAACACCGATGGCATCATATATCACTCTAACAAAAGAAGGTCAAACTGAATTACTCGACCGAGTTGATGCACCGTCGCCATACAAGGTCGCCAATTGTAAGACTCCAGAAGAGGGGGAAAGGCTTCGACGTGGGCAAACTCGCCGTAGTATACGCAACAGAAACCTTGCTCGTGTCATCGGGATGGAAGCTAGGGTAATTGGGGTGCGGGCTTCTGATGGTCTTCACCTAATTAAATTCGACGGAGTCAGCGAGCATTACGGCGTTCCGCTGTCGAGTGTTGCGACGAAAAGGGAAGCTTTTGTATAAGGCAGGTGGATTCAGGCACTTGACAAAATTAAGCTTTTGTGTTAAAATGGGTCATGGCTTCCACTAACCCATTCCCCTCCGACTTCGACTTCGAAACCTACGAGAACTGGCTCGATGAACTTGGTGATGACCTCATCGTTTCGGAATACGAAGCTAGGGATCATTACAACATGATGGTGAAATTCGGACCAGAGCGGTGATTTAGTCTCCGATTATCTCTCCAGTGTTCTGCTTAACCTTCTTCATGTCCAGTTTATCATCAAGCAGTCCTATCATCTGAGGGTCTTTCTCATTGGTGATAGGAAAGGTTTTGCCGAAGTGTTTCCTGCAGAAATCTCTGATAGCTTCTCTGGCCTCGTCTTCTTCGTCAGGGTTTGATACCCTGGCCGTGAATATCTTTACCTTCCTTCCGGATTTTAGAAGGCCCTTAACGAAGTTTATAGACTTCTGAATTGGTTTACCAACATGGCCGGGTCCACGCCACTCGTCGTATGTGGCAAGAGTCCCGTCGAAATCAATTCCGAACCATTCTTCGTTGTCGGATTCGGAGAGAAGAAGGTCTATAACTTTGATGGACTCAATGATCATCAAAATATTTACTCATCCTCGATTATCCTAACGATCTTATCAATCTTCTCCTTAGGAAGCCTAAGAGTTCCTATGTGGAGCAGCATATCATCAGACCCGCTGACATGCGACAAAAGGTATCCCTTACCAGTGGTGGACACTTCCTTTTCAGACTTCTGTGAAGCGTATACTGGTGCCTTCTTCGGTTGTTCACTCGGGACTCCCGATCTTTTGATAGCCCTGTTAACCACACTCTTATACGAGGGGATTCCGTTGGCGCGAGGGGCAAACATGATGTGATGAGGATAGCCATTCCTACCTATCTTAAATTTGGTAGAGTATTCAATCACCTCCGACGAAACAAGATGCGGGACGAATCTGTTAGGGGAAGTCTTCACATCAGCTTCTTCGATAACCACCCCAACAATAAGGGATCTCAGGTCTACACCTGTAAGATCGATGCACCCCGTTTTAACGAGTTCCTTCATGTATTCCTTCGCTTTCTCCTCGTGGGGGAACGACTTGACAACCACCTTGTTATTCGGGTCTAGATAAACAGCCTTGGAACTATCCCCTGGAGGTTCTCCAATAGCGATAGCGTATACTTGGTTATCAAGCTTGTCATGATATTCGAAGTTGTCATCGACTTCAACCCATGGTACCTTGGTTTGTTTTTGCACCTCCGCCAGTAGCGCTTGCTTCCACCTTTTAACTTCCTGCACGGCATCTTCGAAACTCATCATAGTGTTCATGTTTAGTTAGAAATCAGTTAGCTCAACTATTTTAACCAGAGATTCACTCTTGTCAAGTCTTTTGTTCCAAGAGCTTGCTTTTCAAGGTGAGAGCTAGGTTTCTAATTCTCTGACGCTGCTCTGGTGAGAGTTGAGTTGCTGCGTTTCTCTTCACTTGAGTCTCTTCACCAGCTGCAACCTTCATCCCCTCTGGAGACGAAATGGTAGGACTTTTTGCTTTCGAAACTATAAACTCAACGGAAACCTGAAGCTCTTTCGAATAGTGTTTTAGAAGTTCCAGCCGTTCTTCCTCACCAAGGCTCACAATCTCCGAATCAGGCGGTATTATAGTATCTTCTATGAGTTCTACTAGCCTACTTAACTTCTTTGCCCTTGACATATGATACTTGACCAACCCGATCTGAGTTAAGTCAACCCTGGCCTGAACGTTATTCAGAAACCAGTGTATCTGTTGAACCAATGACACTGATGGCGTTGCACCCTCAGATATGGTATCTATCAGATCCCCTAAGAATTTCGTTCCGGATTTTTTCTCTTCTTCTTGCATTCTTATAATTTATGGAAGAGAATGCAAAATACTTCGTAGTCGATTCCGAAACGGGTCGGAAGGTCAATCAGAAAGCCCTCCCGTTGGAAGAAGCCAAAGCCTTTATAGAGAAGAAACTTACGGAGTCATCCGGAAGTCAAAAACTGATCCTTAAACAATACCTTGTCGAGTGAACAGGAGATAGATGTACATTATCTGATCAGGGAACTAAAGGACTCCCTGAGGGGTATAGACAAACTGCCTAAGGGGACACGCGGGAAGTACTTCCGTTCATATCTTAACGAATTAATAAGGACGTGCGTCAAAATTCCGATGGACCTGAGCGATGACCGTCCTCCTATAAGATGGAATTCGGACATTATATCAGATTGCTTGTTAATCGCCTCAAGAGGGTTGGATCATGTTATCATCAACCGCATTCTAAAGAAGCACGTATGACACCAATAGGCTATTACAACCCGTTCCAGCATCCAGTATCATTCACCGGTTCCAAGGGGAACATGATCGAGGTATCTCCTAACACCCCGGTAACTGACAAAGACGGGTTTCTTATCGCATCCTCTCCGGTCCTCGACAAGCAGGTGTCAGACGGAGTGCTGAAGAGAATTTACGACACTCACCCAAACTTCCGCGATCACGATAAGAAGGTAGAGAAGAAGAAAGGCGTGACTAGATTCACGAAGGCGCAAGTGGATCAAATGCCCATACAGGAAGTCGCCAAAATAACAAAGAACTCTCCCCCTCAGAAGAAAAATAAAGCCCCACCGTAACTCCTGCTTGATAGCAGGATTGGGGTGGTTGAATTGGGTGGATGGAAGATTCCTGAGGATGCTGAGGTCGGGGAGGACGGAACCGTTAAGTATAAGAACAAAAGATTCGCTTCTACAACGGCTCTCAAAGCTTATATGGCTAGTTCCCGAGACAACAGCCCAAACCCTCTTTCAGTTCCAATTAAGTCATGAAAAAGAAGAAGAACCAAGTGACTCCTAAGGTGGAATCAGAAGTAGCTACCGTAGAAGTACCTGCACAGAAGGAGGAGTACGTTCACATAAAGAACAACTCCAATCAGGTTGTCGCTGTCAACATCAGAAAGAAGGACGGTAAGCTGATCGGAATACAGTTAGACGCCAATGCTTCTAGGCAATGGCCGAAGCTCTCCGACTACGGTCCTGACGCCTCTCGACTGATAGCTAGGAAAGTCATAAGGCTCGATCCGGTTAAGACCTAGTTATAAACATGGTAATACCGTTAATAAGACTAGACAATGTCTTCCCGGCAACTTGGGAATCAGTTTGGGGAGGCATCCATCCGGAACCATATGACCCCTATTTGGACTCAGAGTCTAGGGTTAGGTTCATTGACGGTCAGGACCCAGTAAACTATTTTACGGCGCAGAGATTCCAGGGAGACCTTTTTAAGAGAGACCTTCTACAAGCGGAGACATCAAGGAGAATAATTGATTATCTCTCGGCTCGACAGGGCTATTTTTTCAACATCCCGTCAGTGACGCTTCAACCTGACACCTATATCCCATTGGGGGCGATGATGGGTACTGATCAGATTGAGGGTTATTATCTGGTAGCCTACGTCTGCAACGTTGATTATGGTCTAATATCCGACATCGAGTTGAGAATCGTAGATCAGGACACCGGAGCGGTCTTATCTCATTTCAACCCAACTGGTGAACAGAATCTAGTGTGGGCTGTTGGGACCTCCCGAATAAACAATGAGAGGGGTAAGTTAGTAGATAACTTCGAGATACGTCTATACAATAAGGGATGTGAAGACTTAGTCACCGTCCAAGCTGGCGTTGTCCTATCTCCAAAGATAAACTGGGATGGTCTTAATGCCTCCTCTTACAGTGAAGACACAGCTACTTCAATAAGTGAGGATACCCCAACTCCGATACTTCCTGAACCGCCTACTCCCACTTCTGCCGCTCCTGATTTATTGGCTGATACCGTCTGGCTTGACTCCCTATGGAAACTCATGCAGCAAAGGACTTACCCAGTAGGAGAGTTGTGCATAACTAGAAGGGGAGGAAACCCATCCTCCTGGCTCGGGTTCGGTGCTTGGGAGTTGTATGGTCAAGGTAGGGCTATCGTGGGCTACGACCCATCCGATTCCGACTTTAATCTCTTGGATAAGATTGGTGGTTCTAAGACCCACACGCTGTCCATAAACGAAATGCCTTCTCATAATCATTCGATACTACTAGGGGCCGGATCAGTTACAGCAGCAGTATATAACGGGTCAAATGGGAACGTGACAATTGCTGATACGACTTCTATTCAGAATTCGGGAGGTGGTCAAGCCCACAATAACCTCCAGCCGTACATAACGGTTTACGTGTGGAAGAGAATAGCATAATACCATGGGTTGCGAAACATCATCAGGATCTTATCTTCTAAAGTCGGCTAACCTATCCGACGTTCAAAATAAATCTGAGGCAAGGGATAACCTTGAACTGCTCTCTAATCAGGAATACCTTGATGCCCTGTGGAGGTCTATGATGATGAGGCAGTACCAGACCGGATCCCTCTGGATCACGACTGATCAACGTAACCCATCCAATTTCTTTGGGTTCGGTTCCTGGGAGAGGTATGCCACGGGTAAGGCCATGGTCGGTTCCGATTCCAATGATATAGACTTCGCGAACGTTGGTCAGACGGGTGGTTCGAAAAGTCATACACTTACGATTGATGAGATGCCGTCACACAACCACGGGATATCGTTGGGGGCTGGACGCGTGACTGCAGCCGTATACAACGGGTCAAACGGGGATATACGTCAGATAGACAATACTTCGATTCAGATGAACGGTGGTGGACAGCCCCACAACAATCTGCAGCCTTATATCGTAGTTAATGTCTGGAGGAGAATCGCATGAAGCATGAAACTGGGTGGGCCTTCGGCTGTAGTCTTGGCCCATCCATTTCTACGGCTTGCAACAAGCTAATACTCGTGGAGAGAGCCAACAATCTGCTCTCAAGCTCCGAGATTCACTTCTTGGTCAAGGATGCCAAGGTAGGCGACACGTCCCTTAATGAGATAACCGACGCCTTTATTAAGCAAAAGGATGAGCCATTTCAGCTGTGGCTCAGCAACGGTTCTGGGAGTAAGACCAAAGTGTGGAATCACGTGGTTGCCAGACTTCACTTGTCGTACTCTCAGAATGACTCCTTCGACCCGAAGTTGGTGGTGACCACCGTAGAACAGCTTGCCCACCTTAACAGATATACTAAGAACAGGGCGCATTCCAAACATGAGAAGAGGGTCAGTACTTTAGTGGAGTCCCTTATAAAAGAGAACGAGTTAACGGCAGATTCGATAGAGCAGACTAAGGAGGTACAGGAATTCGGTTTATTGAGACAGTGTTACATGACTGACTATCAGTTCATAATGTCTCATTTGATACCGAGGTCTTCTGGGGATTCCGGTTCCGGGTTCAGGCTTTTCACAAAGGATGGCAAGAAGGTATGTTTCCAGACTCTCTCGTACAAGGCCAAGGATTGCACTATGGAGCCGGAGTTCGTCCTCAAAATCGACGAGTTCATAGACTGCTATGAAGTTCTTAAGAAGGGCGGTATTGATATAAAATCCGGTGCTCTTAGTCCTATCGATAAGAGAGTGGTATACTCTGATTCAAAGGGAGAGGACGGTAATACCGGATCGACTGGACCCTCATGGTCCTACCCGACTTATTTACAATACCCGGTCTATTCCAAGGATGCGCTCGAAGCTATAACGAAGTCGCATCAGAGAGGCATTTCGGGGAACGCTTACCCACTGTGGATAAGACTAATCGGGTCGGATAAGATAGGCAAAGAAAGAATGACTCCAGAGTTTCCAATGAAGATAAAGTTTGGGGCTGGTACCAAGTATAGGAAGAGGGATGATCAGAACGGTTATCTGGAGGAGATCGTGCATCACTACGATAGTGGAACATACGAAATGACCTTGAAATGTTCCAGAGGAAAGATCAACGTCTAGTTATAATATATGTCAACCACTGTAAGATTACTAAACCTTGATCAAAGTCTCCCGGTTCAGGATGACTATTACGACACTCAAGCGGCTAAGTCAGGTGTTGTCAGATTCCTTAACGCCTCGGATCCTCAAAAGTTACCAGCTTTTAATCGCCTTCAGGGTGATTTGGTTAACCGCTTCAAGATAGTGGAGGCTAAGATTAATGAGATAATCGTAGCAGCTGCCAACGGTGAATTCAGTAATGATACCTTTGACGGTGGATTGTACTCCAGGATAGATGGGTCCACACCATTCACGGCACCGGTTTCTGGAATTGACCCGATACAGCCGGAGCATTTGGCTACCAAGGATTATGTTGATGATCTAATCCAGACCCTTAACACCTCAATAACTGAATTTTCCGAAGTTCTTGAGACCATCAATGAAACGAGCGCACATTACTCTGGTTGGATTACTCATACTTGGCAAGCAGCGACCAGACAAATCGTAAGCCTCCCAATATCCCCACAGGTCTCTGACATAAATAAAATAATAGGAATAAACATTCTCGAAAGAGTTAACGTTTCGATCCCAACAGTTGGGAATCCAAACCCCGCTCAGAGAGTTATAACCAGACCTCTTGGCATAAATCAAAGATCACCGTTCGGCATTGATGATATATGGTTTGAAAACAACACCGTGAAGGTAGCTATACCGAACACTGCTTTCTATCAGTTTGGTTATGAACAATCCTATCAGAGTGTTCAATCAGTATCATTCAGACAGCTTAGGGCTGTCGTAACGCTAATCAAATGAACGTAAAGGTAGACTTCAGTAAGAGAAGGACGGATGCTAAGACATCAATACTAGACCAGCTTCTTCCAGGCCAGTCTTACATCCATGATCATACTGGTATGAAAACCCCCTTTGCAGTCTGGATAGCGACCAGACGTAGCAGGATGAATAAAAGATTTTCTTATTCCACCAAGGATGAGGATGGGAATAAACTCCCCGAAGGTTGGTACAGAGTATTCCTTCCAGAAGAACAGACACCATGACACACACAAGTTCAAAAACCGGGGTAGATTATTACCTACACAGGACCCAGACACAGAAGCCAGGCTCCTTTCTTTATTACTTCTCGAAGAAGAAGAATGAAGCATGTTTTTGTCAGGAAATGCCAATGGGTTACCGAGTAGTGGAGTCTGATAATGGGTTCCCGATCCTTCGTAAGGTGAAGGCGGGACAGTAATTATTCACATGAATCAGGCCATTGAAGACTTTGTTGGATACGCAGAGGGAAAAGGAAGACCGTTAGGAGACGTATTCATTAGGCCATTCGATAGAAGTGGTTCCTTTTTGAAGGACCCCCTCTCCGTCTTCGACAATAGAAGGTCGGCTGAGAAGATTTGTTTATCGAATCCGGAAGCTAGGAGAGTATTCGAAGACCACGGCGTAATAGTCTTAGGTGATAACCTAGTGGTCAATAGTGGTAGGCAAATTATCGCCAATCTACTCGGTGGAAGGAATTTCAACTCATCCTCTCCTAACAAGGATTGGATCGTGTCCAAAATAAGCTTCGGGACGTATGATGAGGCACCCAGATTCACGGATACCACTTTGAGTCCTCAGTTCCTCAATGGCGTCTATGCTGGCGGTGAAAACGAAATTGCTTACGACGGCACCAACTACAAGAAAACCCTTAGTTCCGTTGACTGGCCTCAGCCTTTCATAGTTAGATTCGAAGGCATACTCGGGGTTGATGAGGGCGTTGGTTTCCTGATCAGGGAATTAGGTCTTTGGTCATATAACGAGACGCTGTTCGCTAGGAAGGCAATACCGGCGATAGCCAAGGATGACCAGTTCGGGTTTAGCATCCTTTGGCGAGTCAGAGTGTAAAATTCGTACTTGACAGATTTCTAGGTTTGTGTTAAAGCATAAACCTATGTTCGACCAAATCCGAAATCAAGTATCAAGTCGTTTCTCACTCCTGTCTAAGTCAATCCTATTCAAGGTTGACGTCGATAAGGACAAAATCTGGGACATCTATCTGAATGCCATCCCGGAACAATACAGGCAATCCAATAACTGCAACTGTTGTAAGAGTTTCTTGCGACAATTCTCAGGCATTGTTGCAATCGGCCAAGACCTGGAGCGTCTAACCCTCTGGGACTTCGACGTCGAGAGTGAAGAGTACTCGGAAGCCATCAAGGCTCTCCGTAAGTACATCAATTCCCTTCCCATCTCCGGAATCTTCCTGAACCCCTTCGCGAAGTTGGGAACGAATAAGAGTCCGGACCCAAAGCGCAACGTCGTCTGGACCCACTATTACGTCGAACTCCCCTCGTCCTTCGTGAAGGGGGAACACCACATCGGGCCTCTCGTCGCCTCTAACACTGACAACAAAAATGTTCTCAAGCGCTCTCTCGAAGAAATTACCGACGACGCTGTGGAGACAGTCATCGACCTCATCAACCAAGGCTCCATCTACCGTGGGAATGAGTTCCTTCCTCAAGTCGTCGAATTGAATCGCCTAAAGAAAAAGTACAAGGCTATCAAGAATATGGTCCATAAGGACCACTTCTGTTGGCTCACAGCGTCACAGGTGTCGGGAACCGTTTGCAGAATTCGTAATTCAGCTATCGGGACCTTGCTACAGGACTTGAGCGAGGGTAAGGATATTGACGCTGCTGTGACGGCCTTTGAGCGTGTGACGGCACCAGCAAACTACCAACGCCCTAAGTCGATCGTCACCCCTAAGATGGTCGATGCCGCGAAAGCTCGTCTCCAAGAATTGGGACTTACCAATGCTGCTCTTGGCCGTCGTCAGCTTACTGACACCGACCTGACTGCCAATGCTGCTCTTTTCACGCACCGCGCCACCACTAAGTCGGTTGATGTGTTCGATCAGTTGAAGAATGAGAGCGTGATCAATCCGCGTTCATTCTCCAAGGTGGAAGAAGTGTCCCTCGATGACTTCATCAATAAGGTTCTGCCGACTTCTAAGTCAATCCGACTTCTACTCGAAAACGGTCACCTCGGTAATTTCGTTTCCCTCATTGGCTCGAAGGATGGTCCAGAGTCTAACTCCGGATTGTTCAAGTGGGATAACGACTTCTCGTGGTCGTACAGCGGCCAAGTAGCCGATTCAGTGAAGGAGAGGGTTAAAGCGGCTGGCGGGAAGGTTGATGGATTCCTTCGAATCTCTCTTTCTTGGCTCAATCATGACGACCTAGACCTCCACGTTCATGAACCAGATGGTAACCATATCTATTTTGGGAATCGCGGCCTCATCAGCAATTGCGGTGGGTCGTTGGATGTCGATATGAACGTAAGTTCACCCGTTAGGAACGCAGTAGAGAATATCTGCTATCACCGACTCCCGAAAGATGGAACATACCGAGTAGTAGTTGACAACTATAATCGAAGAGAGACTACGGATGGAGGGTTCGAAGTGGAGGTTGAGTGTGATGGAGAGACGAAAGTATTCTCCTGTCACAACAACAACGTACACCACTTCGAGGTCATGACATTCAAAATGAAGGGTGGCATGATCACTCTTCATGAGAGCAGCCTTAAGTCTGATGACAAGGGGTACGCTTCCAAAGAGAAATGGGGTGTGAAGACTGGCCAGTTCCACAAGGTTAAGGCGGTCACCCTGTCCCCCAACCATTGGAATGGGAAGGTGGGCAACAGACACCTCTTCTTTATCATCGACGGGTGTACCGCCGATGAGAAGCTCCGCCCTTTCTACAACGAGTTCCTCAACGAGAGTCTCTCAAAAGATAGGAAGGTGTTTGAAGTCCTAGGAAGTAAGGTCGAAGTAGAGAAAGTCGAAAACGAGCTTTCTGGACTCGGATTCTCTGACACTATCAGGAATCATGTTATTCTTGAGGTCGAAGGCTCGTTTAAACGAGTCATCAAAGTGAAGATTTAACCCGCAAACAACACAACACAACAAACCAAACAACACAAATGAATACGTTCCTCATCGCATCCAAGAAGAAGCTCCGCTTCATCACCAATAAAGGTCAACTCTCGGTCGAAGACTTGTGGGACCTCAATCTTGAAGCCCTGGACACCATCGCCGTTCAACTCGACGAGAAGGTCCAACAGTCCGGGAAGAAGTCCTTCATTGGAAAACTCGACAAAGCATCGGCTGACGATAAGCTTCGTTTCGAGGTCGTGAAGACCATTATCGAAACGAAGATGGAAGAAGCTGAGAAAGCCAAGACTAGGGCTTCTCGTCGTGCTGACCGCGAGTTCCTGCAGCGTCTCCTTGACCAGAAAAAGGTCCAGGAACTCGAAGGACTCGACATCGGGGAAATCCAGAAGCGTCTGGACGAACTCAAGGAAGAGGAGTAACCACGATAACAGGGGCGGACCGATGGGTCCGCCCCTAAGTGGTTGACACGAACGTTCCCGTGTGCTAAGGTGCAACCTAATTATCCCTATGAAGTTATCCGAAAGATTGTTGCAAGAGAGTCCTGATAAGATCAGAATCGCCGACATGGTTCTAGAGTACGACCACATAAAGGCTACCACTTTCTGCTTCATAGATGATAGTCACATCGCGATCGCGGACCGCACCCACATCTTCATTTATAATGCCCTTAGGGCCTTTAAGAAGTCTGCTGAATTGGGCAAGCCGAATTTCGGAGTCTTCAAGGATTATGGCGTTCGATTCTTACCTTCCAGACCTTCAAAAGAGGCTCTCTTGGATGTCGCTGATAAACTTGTCGGAGACATGGGAGGAAATCGCTTCAACACATACTCTGGGAGAGTCTGGGTTGGTCTTCGTTCAGAGGCTATAGGTAAGTTCTCGGCGATATCTTTCTGGACCACCTCTAAGGCCCCTGGAATGGTACGTAAGTTGGGTTCTATTCTCCATATCTTCAAGATCGGCGACGAACCCCTATACGTGGAATTCATAGATTCAGAACAGCCGGAAGTGTTTAACTTAGGCTCTACTTCGGGGAAACTCATCAGCAAGGTCAATCCTAATTTGACCCAAGCCCAGATCGCGGACATACTTAAACGTGCTCATTTCGACAAAAAGTCTCTCACAAGGGAGGAGAGGGCGGTTGTGGACGAGTTCAGGCCAAGGGTAACCAAGAGCTTGTTCGACGAACCAATGATATCGGTTAGGGCCAAGGCCAGCACTAGTGAGTCATTAGTTTAGTGATGACCCGCAATTCACTATTTACTATTAGTTGCTTTAATAAAGAAACTGATGTAGATTATATTGCTGCTGGCAATTCAATATCGCGGATCAAAGGAGGCCATAAGGAGCTTGATAGGTCTGTTTCAGTTCGACCTCTTTTTATAGGGAGTATGAGAGGGATGGTATGATAAACTACTCTCGTGAGTGAATTGATAATACCAGCCCGTCGAATTACTTGACAAGAAGCGGATTTTGTGTTAAAATTAACACATGTCCCCTCAATCCATCAAAGTCGAAAGCAGGCCGTATCAAACGGAAATTCTGAAAGACCTCACTCACGCCATCGAGTCCGGCATCACCTCGGTGATTGTTGACTCGCCAACTGGCTCCGGTAAGACTTTCATGGGTCTGGAAGCTTGCCGCAGGATGGTCACTGAAATCCTCCCCAAGCTCCATGGGGTAAGCCCTGACGAAATTGGGGTGGCTTGGATTGCGATGCGTTCCAATCTGCTCACTGCCACCAACGAGGTCAATTCCAGGTACTTCATCGAGGAAATCACCGAACCCGGACAGTTCTGCCCGAATCTGCACACTGTTTCGATGTTCCAACGTGACTCTAAGTTCATGCGGAAGTACAAGATTCGCATTGCCGTCATGGACGAAGCCCATCACGACACCACGGAGTCGATGGCAAGGGTTTACGGGGATATCGACCCCCAGTACTGCATCGGTCTTACCGCGACCCCATTCCGTATGGACCAGAATCGCCTCGGATTCCAAAAGGTCATCAAGAAGGCTGGATACCGCTATCTTATCGATGACGGCTATTTGGCTGGATTCAATCACTGGTCCATCACCAATGAGTGGAGTCCAGAGGCCGTTGCCAATACCTACCTTGAGAGTCCTGACGCTTGGGGTTCCAGCGTGATGTTCTTCCTCAACCGTGAAGAATGTGAGACTGCCAGCCGAGTTCTCACCGAAGGGGGCGTCTCCAATACCATCGTCCACGGCGAGTCTGATCGGGAGTCCCAAATCGAAGATTTGCAGAATGGTAAGGTCCAGGTCGTCATCTCAATGGCCATCTTGGCTGAGGGGTTCGACTTCCCCGCCCTGCAGTCGGTATTCGTTCGGGACTCACAGAGCAAGGGTCTTGTCATGCAGATGGCAGGCCGAGCGCTTCGCAAGTTCACCATGCCGGATGGGAAACAAAAGGTGGCAAACGTCATTCAGAGTTCCAAGTCGCACTACCCATTCACCCGCTTCGCTCGTGCTCGGAACCAGTATGTGAAATCGAACGGTCGTTGGTCTTCTATTAAACCGAATGACAACGTTGAGAAGCACGTCGAAATCTCCCTCAAGGGCCTCGTGGTGGCCAAGGTCGATAAGAGTTCTCTCGATCGACTTCGTAAGAACATGAAAACCAAGAGGGTCTGGAAGAATACGGACAATATCTAATTCCAATGAAATCAATACTAATCTCCTGCCTTTTTCTGGTTTCATGTCAGTGCAAAGACAAACCTACCATCCGAGACTACTTAGACCTTTGGTTTATGGTCCCTAATAACCCGTTTCCAATAATAGAGCCAAATGAGTATAAAAACACTGGAAAGTGAGTTGACCGCAGCAGGTTGGTCATCGTTCAAAAACGCCTTGAAGAACGCTGATGCGTGCCTTTATAAAAGGTATCAAAATCATGAGGTCTGCCGGTCCAACAAATCCGGTGGAAAGCAGGTTGAGATATACCTTTATGATATGTCGAAGTTCCACCGGGACAAGCGAATTTTATCTGCAGCGGTTCACGTGTCAGGGAATCTCGGCGATAGGTGGGTTGACTTCTCAGCCTACGGTAACCACGACCCTACTGTAGCTGAATTGGAGAAGATCGCCGAGAGACTTCTAACGGTGTGGGATTTCGCAGTCAAACAAGAGAACCAGTAACCTATCTATTCGTATGTTCATGCAAGGTCAGAAAGTGGTCTGTATCAACGACTCGTGGTCAGCCCTCACGTTAAACTTCTACACCGCTCTACCGGTGAAGGATAGTATATACACTATCAGGGCAGTAATGCCTGGACGCGGAAATCAGCAGATGACTCCTCCTTATAAATTCACCGAGGAAATAGCTGTGTTACTTGAGGAATTGATTAACCCGGAGTATGGGCCAGAGGGTAAGAAGACAGAAGCCGGTTTCAACATCGAAAGGTTCGCACCTTTAGAGGAGCTTACAGAGGAGCAAATAATGAGATTCCACAAGGAGGAACCCGTTAAACCAGCTAAACCCGTTAAACAGCCAGCAAAGCCAGAGTTGGTTCCTGCTTAATATTTGAGGACGACTCTCTAAGTATAGAGTATGCCATACAAACTCAAGAAAGTAAAGGGAGGCTGGCAAGTTACTTCCCCTAACCATCCAGGTGGTTTTAAAAAGACTCCTCACAAGTCAAAGGAAAAAGCTATCGATCAACTGGCAGCTCTTAAAATCCATACTGACGAGTCTATAAAGACGATCAAGGACCTTCTTGAAGCTCATGAGCATCTGAATAGGAGAACTCCGACCGAGGAGGAGTTAGCTGAGAAGTATGGAGTTGACATCTCGACTGTCAGAGAGGCTGTCAGAATCGGTACTAGGGTTGAGATTAAGGATCACACTACAGATCCAGAGATAGCCAGAGAAATAGCCATGGATCATCTCGGGGAGAGACTAGATTACTACGATAAACTGACGGTCTAGTCTAGTAATTATACGGGTGGAGAATTTAAATACAGCAGGCTCAAAGGACCTAGCGAAGCCTATACACCCGAAGGCTCTCATCCCTCAAGACTGGGACTTCGGGAGTGTTCTCAAATCAGCCCAAGACGGTACCCCAGGTAAGGACTCTAGAACCTTCATACGATTCTATGACAGAGCGGTAAGGAATTGGCTTCAGCAGACCACTATAATGAACGGTCATAAGATACCGGTCATAAAATCGATGCCCAGAAAAGCTTTCGCAGAGTACGACCGGTTGTTGAAGGAGCAAGGGAACTTTCAGATGACTGGGGAGACCGCCATGAATGATATTAAGAGGCCCCCACTTCCTCTTATTAGTATATCAAGATCTAAACTACAGATAAGATCGTGGGGTAGATCAGTCTTTCCAAACAGGAATTTGGCGTTCATCAATGGAGCGCATGACAATAAATCTGGAGACCTTCGTCGAGCAACCGTATACAGTAGAAGGCCGACACCAGTTGACATACCATATTCTATAGAGATATGGACCACTTATGAGGCGCAGCACGCATGGGTGGCCCAGCAACTTCTCTCTAGCTTCTGGAATAATATCGCCCATTGGGAGACTTCCGATCCCTACTCAGGTGAGCAAACATTTCAGGTACCGATCCGCCTAAACTCCTTCACGGATAACAATGAGATACCAGAGAACGATTCAGACGCTAATCATAGATGGACTATTGATATAACCGTTGAGGGCTGGATGTTCCATGATTTGTTGCTGGCCCCGACAGTACAGATAGGTACCAATATCATAGACATAGATGAGAAGTCTGACTCAGACGATGAGAGTTTAACCACAGAATTGACTTCTCTAGCCCCATGAGAATACTGACTCAGAGAATATTGACTTCATTGGCACCTGTGCCATTGAGTGAACAAAATTATACTGGAGAGGTTCCGGAGGCATTTGTAACTTTGTCCTTGTCACCTTCGATAAGTCTATCTCTATCTCCATCTACCTCTGCATCGGCCTCTGGCCCTAGCCCTTCGGCCTCTGGCCCTAGCCCTTCGGCCTCTGGCCCTAGCCCTTCGGCCTCTGGCCCATCCCCCTCTGCATCGGCCTCTGCATCTGCATCGGCTTCTGGCCACAGTCCTTCGGCTTCTGGCCCATCCCCCTCTACATCGGCTTCTGGCCCAAGTCCTTCGGCTTCTAGCCCTAGCCCGTCCCCATCTTATTCCATTTCTCCTTCCGGACCGTCTCCTTCCGGACCGTCTCCTTCCGGACCCTCTTATAGCCCATCTTATTCCATTTCTCCTTCCGGACCATCTCCCTCTCCTTCCGGACCGTCTCCTTCCGGACCCAGTCTTTCTATTAGCCCAAGTCCTTCTATTAGCCCAAGCCCATCACCTAGTCCATCTGGACCCAGTCCTTCACCCAGTCCTTCACCAGACCCATGAATAACCGCGTAATATGGGTTATGGGTCTGTCAGGGACTGGCAAGACCACCACTATAACCGAGTACTCTAAGAGGAACGATGCGATCTACATTGACACCGATGATCTACGTGTCACGATGAACAGTGACCTCGGGTGGGGTAAAGATGATCGGTTGGAAAATGTCAGAAGATACGCTGAGTTGGCGAAGGCAATTTCAGTTCAAAGGGAGGTAATCGTTGGATGTACTACTCCAATGAAATTACAAAGAGAACTGCTGAAAAAAATTCTGCATAACCTGATCTTGGTTGAATTGGTTTGTAATCGGGATTTATTGGTTGATAGAAGTGTAGGGAATTATTACCGCAGATGCGGAGTCGATGACAGGGTCCCGTCATTAGCAGGGGTAAACTTTGAATACGAACCAACCGAGCATGGGGAGGCGAATTTCGTGTTTGACACCGGTGTGACATCGACGGAAGACATTCTAGAAGAACTAAGGAGGACAAAATGACTGACCTAATAGAAGAAGCTAGGGATGAAGATCTATTCCCTCTCATACTTGAGGATGAAAACCTAACCACTAAAGAGGCGTCTGATGATTTGATTGAGAGGATCGTCAGTAGTCAGATTCCACATTGTATAACCGACAGGGGTGTGACAATCCCGAATTCAAGTCTCAAGCATTTGAGGGGGTTGTCGGAGGAGGTCAGGATAACTCGAACTGACGATTTCCCTGTGAATGATTCAATTGGTATAGGGTATGAAATTGACGAAGATACTTGGAACACTCTGAAAGGTATCTCGGAGGGTAAGGTTTATGATGGAAATGAGTTACATATCAAATGGCTTTCTGAGGCTGGACTAGTAGTCATTACCGACAGCGGTAGAATAGTCCTAACTGAGGACGCCAAAACTTGGATTTCTTCAACACAATGACCGCCACAAAATCCCTCCCAAAGGTACTTCAACCAAGAAAGAATATTAAACCTTATGATTACCCAGAGGTGGCGGAGTTTGCCAAACCGATCAGGGACGCCTTCTGGACTGTTGACCATTTTAACTTCACCAAGGACATACAGGATTATGAGGTAGTCCTGACTGATCTGGAACGGTCCGCCATCAAGAGAACACTTCTTGCCATATCCCAGGTGGAAGTGAAGGTGAAGGAATTTTGGGGAGACCTTTACAAAAAGTTTCCCAAGTCTGAATTCAGCATAGTTGGATCGTGTTTCGCTGAGTGTGAGGGAAGGCACATGGAGACCTACAGCCATCTCCTCGAACTCCTCGGTCTTAATGACGAGTTCGACAATCTCCTCGAAGTACCAGCTATAGCAGCTAGAGTGGATTACATTTCGGAAGCGATGGTTCACGCTTCATCACAGAATCACCAGCATTACGTCCTGACGCTGGCCCTTTTCTCCCTCTTCGTTGAGAACGTGAGCCTCTTCAGTCAGTTCGCTATTATTAAGGCTTTCTCCAAGGAAAGAAATACCCTGAGAGCCGTTGACAATGCTGTTCAGGCCACTCAGAAGGAAGAGCTTGTTCACGGCATGTTCGGGACATACCTCATAAATCTCGTCAGGAAGGAAGCCCCTGAGTGGTTCGATGGCGAGTTCTACCGTATCGTCCACGAAGCCTGCACTAAATCTTATAATGCCGAGCTTGCGATCATAGACTGGATATTTGAAGAGGGTGAGCTTGATTTCCTTCCCAAGTCAGTCCTCCATAGCTTCCTCAAGAATCGGTTCAATGAGTCAGTTGTCGGTATTGGCGGTAACCCGGTCTTCGAAGAGGTCGGCGACTTGTCTTCCCTCAAGTGGTTCGATGAGGAAATCAAGGCTGCTGTTCACGTGGACTTCTTCGCAAAGAAGAGTCCGAATTACGCGAAAATAGAGGTCAGTTCGGACGAACTCTTTTAATAGCTTTCTAAGCTAATCCAAAACATATGTCTGACACTGATTATCGTTGGTACAACGACGTTTCTAAACAATTCCTCAAGAGGGATTATCTACTTCCCGGACAGACTCTAGACGAAAGGGTTAGAGCCATAGCTCAACACGCTGAGAGGCTCAGCGGTAGGAGGGGGTACGCTGAGAGAGTTATACATGCTGTTCAGAAGGGCTGGTGGTCTTTCTCTACGCCAGTATGGACCAACTACGGCCAAAGGCGTGGTCTCCCAATCTCATGCTTCGGTACTCATATAAGTGATTCCGTTGCTTCCATTGCCGAAGCCTTTGCCGAGATCACCATGATGAGCAAATTCGGTGGTGGTACTTCCGCTTATTTCGGAGCCATAAGACCACAAGGCCAAGACATCAAGGATAATGGTAAGGCTGGTGGTCCTAATTACTTCCTTCCCCTCTTCGAGCAACTCGTTAAAACGATTACCCAGGGATCTACCAGAAACGCCAGTATGGCCGTTTATCTGGATGTCGAGCACCCGGACATTAGGAAATTCCTTGAGATCAGAGATGACCTTCACCCGATTCAGAATCTTAACTATGGAATCTGTGTTGGTGATGAATGGCTTGAATCGATGAAGGCTGGAGATCCAGACAAGAGAGATCTTCAAGCCAAGATCCTGACGAACAGGAATAATAAGGGCTATCCCTATATCTTCTTCCGTGATAACGTTCGCAGGAATACTGTTGACGTTTATCGCGATAAGGGGATGGAGATCAGGCACTCGAATCTCTGCAGTGAGATTCTTCTTCCCACTAACGATGAGGAGTCATTCGTATGCTGCTTGTCATCCTTGAATCTCTCTCACTGGGATGAATGGAGAGACACCGATACCATAGCCGACATGGTTCTTTTCCTCGACACCGTCATCACTGACTTCATCGAGAGAGCACGTTCGATACCGTTCTTGTACCGTGCTGTTAGATTCGCCGAGCGTCATCGCGCTCTTGGAATGGGGGTCCTCGGGTGGCATTCCCTCCTGCAGTCCAAGATGATTCCATTCGAGAGCATGGAAGCCAAGATGCTCAACGCAACCATCTTCAGGCAGATCAAACAGCAGTCATGGGATGCTTCTAAAAAGCTCGCTCAGGAATTCGGCGAACCGGATGTTCTTAAGGGGTATGGCAGGAGGAACACCACCCTGACTGCCATTGCTCCAACGGTTTCTAGCGCAACCATTCTGGGACAGGCTTCGAGGGCTATTGAACCATACCTTGACAACTACCACATCGTTGACACAGCTAAGTTGAAATATACCTTCCGCAATAGTCATCTTGAGAAGGTTCTCAAAGGTTATGGTGCGGATAAGGATTCCGTCTGGGATTCAATTCTCGACAACAGGGGTTCAGTACAACATCTAGACTTCCTGTCTGAACATGAGAAGGCGGTTTTCAAGACCTTCCCAGAGATCTCCCCAATGGAGATAATAACTCAAGCCGCTCAAAGGCAACCAAGCCTCGACCAGACCCAGTCTCTTAATCTATTCTTGCATCCAAAGATGGACACGAAGGACAAAAACGCAGTGATCATGAAGGCTTGGCAGGAAGGCATATCAACCTTATACTACCAATTCAACGTCAATGCTGCTCAGGAATTTTCCAGAGAGCACTCGATGAATTGTGCTTCCTGCTCCGCTTAGAATTTCTGACCGGGGAAGGAACGGTGACTAAATCCGGAATCAGGTTACTTTCTTTCCCTGGTTGGAATCATGAACATTAAACTAATCGCAGCAACAGATAAGAACCGGGGAATAGGGCTGAACGGTACTATACCGTGGAGCCTTCCCTTGGACATGAAGCATTTCAAGGAGACGACTAAAGGACACGTCGTGGTGATGGGCCGTAAGACCTACGAGTCTATCCCAGAGAAGTACAGACCACTTCCGGGAAGGACCAACGTGGTTCTTAGTAAAAGTCTTGTCGAAGGGGATCTACCTGGGTGCAGCATATTTAACGGCTTTCACGAGGTTATTAACTTCTACGCTAGAAAAGAAGTAGATACAATCTATGTGGCGGGGGGTGGACAGATTTACGAGGAAGCTATAGGGTATGCCAGCGAGGTCATATTGACAGAGATCGATGAATCGTTCCCTGCAGACACTTTCTTCCCATTCGGTCTGGTATCCTGGATCGGGAGGTCTATGGAGTTCTTTCCTAAGTCCGAAAGTAATCCATACTCGTTTAGAATAATGAGGTACACCAGACCACCCTCTCATCACCTATATAGGGGTTGACAAATTGCCTTTTCTGGTTTTTATTTATTTATATGAAAGACAAAAGCAAAGAAAAGTTCTCACTCAACGAAAACCATGAAAAGCGCAACGCAGAGATCCTCAAAAAAGAGATCAACAGCAAAGTATCGGTAGAGGAAGCTATGCAACAGTACGAAAAAATTAAAGCTGGCTCCAACCGATGAATCAAGCCTCACGCTACAGACCCGACGTCCTACCCTTCAACCTCGATGACGGCATCCTAAAAGATGCCATCAGAGTGGCCTCCTCGGTACATGACGAGCTAAATATACCGGAATGGTCGGAAATCGAGGGTAGACCACTTAGGGTAGCTGCCCGGAATCGGTTAGCGAAGCTGGTAAAGCCAAAGGAGCAGGAAGCCTTGTTCAAGTGGGCTAATGAGTCCGGTCATTTGATATCAAACTCTGACTTTAACCGCCTCTGGAAAGAACAGGGGAAGAAAGGTGAGACTGAGAATGAGGTGTTTTATGACAAGAACAAGGGGATGTGGTTCAAGAGGAACGACCTGTCCTATCACGACTCATACCTTGGATTCCTCCAAAGGGTGGCCCTGCACAACAGACTGTTTCCGGAAGCCTCCTTGGCATTGGAGGGATTCATGGTTGACTATAACAGGTCCACGCCAGACCGGGTACCAATGTTGAAGCCAGTGATTTCCCAACGGCATATACCATCAAGTAAGGGTGCAGAACCCCATGAGGTTGAGAAGTTCATGTCTCTCCAGGGTTATGAGAAGATAAACCAAACTGACTACTACGACCCGGTTAGACACATAAGGGTGGAGGACCTTCATAATGAAAATGTTCTCATTCACGATGGTACGATTTACATTATCGACCCAGTTATCTTTCTGGACGAGAAGGGAAAACAATACCGGCTGAAAGGTTCCGTAGAGGACGCAACTAAGGTTGTCTCAAAGTCTGAATGAGATGGATAGGTGGCAGAGCGGTTTATCGCGTCAGTCTTGAAAACTGAAACACCGTAAGGTGTCGAGGGTTCGAATCCCTCCCTATCCTCCATCAATGGCTGGACCAATTAGCACCTTCTGGTACTTTGAAGAAGATCACTGCTCCCGGTCCATAACTTCTTTTCGCCCATCCTTTTTGTAGTAAGGCCGGGGAGGCTTCTTTAGAGAACGCTCTCAAAACGGACGGTGGCGCGTATGTTTTAGAGCCACTAGCATAATACCACGTATCCAGAGTGAATGGACCGTCTTCTTCCCAGAGAGACTCTGCAGCGGCTAACGCTCTTTCAACATCAAACCCAGATTGCTCCAAAAGTCGAGTTTTACTAAGTAATTTGTCGGTTAAGCTTCTCATATTTCAATAAATAGCGGGGTGCGAGCACCACCTCGCACCCCGCTGACCATGACCACGCCGTTACGAAATTACTTCAACCGGTTCGTTGGAAACCCTTTGAAGGAAAGTGTCGATTTTCTTCTTGTTCTCTTCGTTCAGAAGGAGGACCTTTGCCCTCTTCCCTTCCAGGATGCGATCTTCGCACGCCAATCTGAGGAGGTGGTCACCGATTGCATCCCCGTTGGCACGATCATCTCCAGCCCTGACTTCGCGCTCGGATTGATCGGAACTGTTGCGCCTCGGTAAAGATGCCAGAAGACTGTTCTTCGAATTCCTGACGAACTGTCCGATGCATTCGATCATGAGATCCCTAAGTCGTTTACACGAGATAGCTCTCCCAATCCCGGTCAGGGTATCCCAATTATCTTGCAAGAAGACCGCGATGTTGGATGCTCTTGCCATTCTGTCATTTTCTGATGCGGCGTACCTCTCGTTGTTCACTTTGAGGGTCACTGATTTGTTCATTAGAACGGTATTGATACGATTCATTGTTTGTGTATTGCTGGTTTTATGTTGAGACCACTGCGGGTCAACTGTTAAGAAATCCTATAACTGACTTGACAAAACATGAAGTGTGTGTTAAAATATGTCATGACAAAGCAACAAGAAATTGAAACGCTGAACGCATTCATTCGAACCCTGCCACAAGATTCTTATCTGCGGCCATGGTTGGAGTACGCTTTTCCGGATATCACGCAAGATATCATGAACGACATCTTCCCAACCGCCATCCCGAGCGAGGCTCGAAAGCAAGCCATGCAGATTCTGATGCTTGCCAAAAACGAAGCAGCAGAGTTGAGGTCAAACGCTCAAAGGGAACTGGAGAAAGCTAATAAACAGGCCAATGAAACAGTCGAGAGCGCTCGCTCCTATGGTCGCAGGATTACAGCAGCGGCAAAGGATGCTGTTGAGCGTCTTGGCTCATGGGAACCGAAGTATTAACCATCTTTCATGAAACTTGTTCTACCAAAATCAGACTCTGGCGACCCACGCATGGATCGCCTACTTGTAAAATACTGGAAAAACCGAGAGACGCATTTCCTTCATTACAAGCAGACCCTGACTGCGTGTGGTAGACACCCGAATAAGGCGGTGGCAACGTCTCCACGTTGGTCAAATGTAACATGTGAGGAGTGCTTAGGCAAGTATTAAAGTTATGAAACCACCATTTGCTATCGTCGATCATAACACATGTCCGGTCAGAGTGGCGTGGATGAGGCTCACCCCTAGTGGTAGGAAGACTAACGACTGGCACAGCATCACTATTAAGAGGTACAAGCAAGACGTACTAGTCAAGACTGATAAAGGCATGGGTCGGAAGTATATTCCCACCAAGTATCATGGGGTCAGGAATTTATCGGATGCCGTCGAAGTAGTCATGCGAGAACACCCTCCGCGAAAATTAAAGTCAAAGGAGGGCATCTGGTCTTTTCCGATTTTTGAAGAATTCGTCCAAACCCAGGCAACTGGATTTCCAGATTTCTTTATCGCACACAACTCAGCCGCCCTTTGATATGTCAGATACCTTCAAGGCAGGTGACTCGTTCACCCTTCAAACCCGCTCCTACGACGTCACTCGAACTATTAACGAGATGGACGGAATGTACGTCCTGTTCACCACTTCCTACTCAAAGAATGGGAAGGAATGCAAACCACCCGTTGATGGAAGGCTCTCGTTGGAGTCCTTCTCTGATTGGGCCTACAAAGCGGATAAAAATGAATAGAGAAATTAAATTCCGTATTTGGTGCAAGGGTACTTCCACCAACTCTAACTTCAATAAACCTCGATGGATACCACCGACAGATTTTATTCTGCTTAAGTATTACCGTTGTTTCCAGGACGTGGTCGAGTCAGATGATTTCATTGTTCAACAATATACTGGGTTGAAGGATAAAAACGGAGTGGAAATTTATGAGGGCGATATTATTCGCTTGGGTCTCAACGACGACACGGTGTGGACCGGAGTAGTCGAGTGGGATAGATATATGGGCTTGAGAATGGATAACGGCGGGTGGACAAGCATGGTCCATGTCGAGTCAATAGGTGAGGTGCTAGGTAACACCCTCGAAAACCCCGAATTACTAAGGCAATGAGTACCCCTTTAACCGACAAGGAAGAATTCACTCTATACTCCGGACGTTCACCGGTCGAGGTAGTTTTATCCAGCTTCGCTCGTGATCTTGAGGAGAAGCTGACTCGAAAGTCCTTCCAATGTGTCGGGCTTGAGGCGGAAGTATCCGGCTTGAGGGCTGACATCGACTCTTTGAAGGAAGTCATTCAGGGGGTTCACGACTCTATTACGAGATTAACTCCTGCCAGCCTAAACATGGAGTACGAGGATTACGTCACCAGATTCGGTTGTGGACAAGAACACGCCAAGTCAAAAGGACTTTTAGAAACGATCAGCAAGCTAAAATCATGCATCCAAAATACACCCCAGAAGTAATAGACAAACTGCCAGAGAATAGCGTCTTCGTCTTCGGCTCGAATGAGTCAGGAATTCACGGCGCTGGAGCGGCTAAGACGGCCAAATTCAAATTCGGGGCCAAATTCGGATTAGGGTTCGGACCGAGTGGACTGAGCTTCGCTATTCCCACCAAGGATTGGGATATAGAGACTCTTCCGATCAAGGTCATTGAAACGTACGTAAAGAGGTTCATCGCGTATGCCAAGAACAGGCCGGAAACCACTTTCTATGTAACCAAGATCGGGTGTGGTCTGGCTGGTCACTCGATTAGGAAGATCGCACCGCTTTTTAAAGAAGTGGTAGAGGAATCAATCAAAAACATTATCCTTCCGGAGGAATTTCATCATGAGTAATATTAGGAACGACTGCATAACGGTTTCTGGTAAGAGGGGGGAGGTGGAGAATTATTTCCACCCAATCCATCACAGGAACTTCGACAACGGACTCCAGCTATTTGTCACTATCCCAAGGGAGAAGGTCGGTGAATCAGGCTGGTTCCTAATCACTCCACGTGCTGTGTACCTTGATGAAGCTACGGTGTTGTTGCGACAGCAGGGAGTGTGTGAAAGGGACGCGATCAAGAGGTATTTCGTGTACAGGTTCTTTCGTTATGAATTACCACCTCTCGACAACGAGACATACGAGGTGTGGGAGAAGGGGATATGCATCAGGAATAAGGTCTTGAATCTGCTTAGTGAATCAAGCAGACAGGAAGCGATCAAGTTCATCAAAGATCTGCAACCGGAGAGCAGGAAAGACGTCAACAAGGCTATCAGGGAAGATCTTCTGGTCCTGGTCAACAAGGCTATCAGGGAAGATCTTCTGGTCCTGGCTGAAAACCTTGGAAAGCTCCCACCCATCATCAGTAACGTGTGTGAGTCTATTATGCGTCTTACTTCGTTCGCTGAGGATTATCTGAGTAAGGAACAAGAGAAGGGACAGGAGAGGAAGTTCGTGGTTCCGACTCCGGTGCCTGAAAAGGTTCAACAGACCGGGACAAGCAACCTGTGTAACGAAGTAGCCCTCCCAAATAAAGAGGATCCTCACTACCACCTTTCCGTAGCCGTCCTGAACGGACGTAGGATTCAGTGGAGGACAAGCTCCGGTCAGTGGATCGACTGCGAGAACCCGTCCAAGTATATTAAGAACGGATGGAAATACCCACAGAACACCTACAGAATAGTACTATGAATTGCGATCAAGATAGGCTTCTAGCCACCCTAATAGACATTAAGAAGGTAGTCTCGGAAGCACGAGGACAACATTCGGTCCAGGGTCATCACTGCGAGCTTAGGCAGGCCGTGGATTCCATATACGACAGGGCTGACGCGGTTCTTAAGGACGTATTCTCCCAGCAGGGAGGGAGTGTATTCCAGAGAATCGAAAATGTGGTAAAGGAAATCAACGACGTATCCCTTAGGAACACTGCCCAGACAGTATTGTCCAACGCTGACTTCTTCTACTTCCCTGCCTCAACTCATGTCCACCACGCTTATGTCGGTGGTCTGGCCACCCACACGCTGGAGGTGATGGAGTATGCTTTGAAGTACCGGCATCAGTTCCCAGAGGCTAACTTCGACATCATTCTTACGGCAGCTATCTGGCACGACTACGCCAAGATATGGGATTACGAGCTTAGGGTATTTCCTAATGCCGAACTTCCAAAGAGATACGTCAGGGTAGAGGAAGCAGGCGGATTTAGTAAGGTGTACGTGGCCAATTACAAGTATAAGGACACAATTCATCACATTTCCGGTTCAACCGCTGAGTTCACTGCAGCTGCCATCTCATCCGGAGTACAGAGAGGACTCATCATGGCCGTACAGCACGCCATTCTGGCACATCACGGTAGAAAGGAATGGGGTACCGTGAAGGATCCCCAAACCCTGGAAGCATGGATACTACACAGCGCTGATTATTCAAGCGCCCATTTCGGACCAAGAAAGAACAAATGAAACATTACCCCAAGACACCCGAAGAAAACGATTCAAATGCCAGAGTAGGAGCAGTGTTTCTGTTCCTCGGCCTTTTCACCTTCCTCTCTCTGAAATCCTGCGGGGTTTACGACAAGAAGTATTCAAACCCAATTCAAATATCCAAATGAGCAAAATTATCAGCCTCACTGCCAAGGAAACAAAAGCGATCAGAGATCTTGCCAAGATGCAGGACCTTACCATCGATGAAATTATCAGACAAGCCATTAGGCATTATCAAAAGACAGTACTCACGATGAGAGAGGGAGGTCCCCTTGAGATCAGAAGTGTGGGCCAGTGGTCTGGCGATACTACCATGACTCATCCGAGAGAAATTGCTGAGACTACCATCAAAACAGCGTACTCGTACCTTGCCGACGCACTCTCTTGGACCAGAATATCAGACACTACAACCGGGTTATCTTCATACCAGGAGTCTCTCCGTAACCTTCCTCGTGCCGTCGATGCCGCCGTAAAGGAACTCAAGGGATCTAAACCCTCATGGGCGAAGGCGTCTGCAGAATTAGAAAAGAAGTTGGAGGAAGCGGGCATCGATCCTTATAAGCATGTAAACGAGGAAGAAGATGTCCTCCCTAAGAAGAAGGATGTGGAGGAAGAGGAAGACGAGGAGGACGTGGAGAAACGCCTTTGGGAAAACGCCCCAATCTGGTCCAAGGAGGACGCCAAGGAGGTCATTGAGCAGGTTAAATCCTTAGCCCAGCCAGATCTAATCACCCTTATTCGTGAGGCAATCGTGGAGGCGAAATACGCGGAGGCAAGCTTTGCCGGTGTTGCCCTCAGGGTTAATCCAAACGACCCAGCGAATGACAAAGTACTTGAGAGGATAGCCAAAGTCCAATCGAAGCTAACCGAGTGTCTCCGTGTTGCCGATTCGGTGGAACACAACCTAAAGTCTCTTATTGGGGCCATGGTTGATGACCCGGAGTATGCATGGGGATGGCATTGCAATATCGCGATGTCGGCGTTTGATGCCGGTGCCAGATCGCATGCCGCCTGTAATCGCGGTGCCGCTCTCTTCCTTAAGCTCCTCAGTGACGGGAAGGTAGATACGACCACTCACCCGGCCTACAAAGGAATAGAGGAAAAAGAAGACAGCAATGACTCAAACAAGGAGATAGTAAGACTATCAGCCGAAAATGAACGTTTAGTCTCTCAAGTCATCAGCCTAAGGGAACAACTCCTAGCTAAGGAACCCTTGGCAATGCACGAGGCTTATGAACTCTCCCCCGATCAACCAGAAGAGGTAAAGGCCCCAGAGCTTGACTTACTCGTGGACCTTCCCCCAGGATTAAAGCATGCCGTCAAGGGCCTCAAGGAGAGGAGATCCCAACAACCTGATCATAAGGTTGAGTGCTGCGATCATAATTCTCTTAAAGAGTGGGAGAAGTGGGTGGCGGAAACGGCTACTTACCTGGACTGTGGTAATGGTGATATAACATACCCTTTACTTGGTCTAGTGGGAGAATTGGGCGAACTTGTCAACGCCATTGTGAAATACTATAGGAAGAGCGATCTCATAACACTTAAAGTTAATCAACTTCCAGAGGATCTCCGAAGAAAGCTAAAAGACGAAAGTTACGACGCCCTGCACTTCCTGGCCTTCCTCCTGCAGGAGCAGGGGATTTCACTGGAGGAAATCATCTCCTACGGACGTGCAAAGCTCGAAAAGCGTATTGAAGAGGGAACCGTTCACAAGGAAAATCGTACATCCGGTTCTATTGTTGGAAGGGAAGTTACGATTCACTTCGACACTGGCGCTAGAGAAGTTATACACGGTGCAGTATCTGATGAAAGCTTGAATTTTGTCAAGTTGAGGACATTGATACCACTCCACCCCCTTAACTTGACAAAAATCGAGTTGGGGGATCCCATGGAATTGCCCTTGAGTGATATGACCTATACCACAACTATACCGCGAGAGAAGTTCTACTCACTTCTCAAGTAACCTAACCAATGACTCAAGAACAAAAACGAATCAAGCTGGTGGATTGACTATGACATGGAGACAGCTACGCGACCGACTCAACGAGGCCACCGACGCAGTGCTCGATAGACCTGCGAATGCATCCTGTGACCCGCTCGACAGGGCACCGGAAGATGGGTTTCGCTACATGGGTGAAATCCACGAACTGAATCCGGTGGGTGATCCGCAACGCACGGTCAATCTCGTCGCGTGCTTCGATGGTGACCCGAACGACCAAAGCGCAGGTATGAACAACAGTCTAGTCAATGACGCCATAAGGGCGATTGAAAGCCTTCGTAGGATTATAGATCACGGGATTCCAAGTCCGTCGCATGATGGTCCATGCGGACCTTGGGCAGCGTGTGACGGTAATTGCGAGTCTGCAGCTTATTGTGCTGATGATCTCCATCACGCAAACACAACTCTTGAAAGGTTGAAGAAAGAAGTTAAGAGCGGGTCAGTCAATCGTGTAGTGTTAGCCCGTGAATCACTCCATGAAGCAATGTCAAACGCCGGTTTAATATCAAAGAAGAGATTAACCAAACGGTAAAGTCTATGAAATTTTACATCCACAGACATATAAACAACTCAATCAATCGGGAAACTGTAGCCAGAGGTGCTTACCTCCTAGGTCATGAGTTTGCCATTGTTGACTCCCATGATGAAATACCGGAAGAAGACCTTTACACTTCTGGTTTTTACGGCAGCGTTGGATTCTCCAGAAAAGTGATCGATAAGCTTGGGTACGAGAGGAGATGGTTGGGGCATGTTCCGGAAGAACTTTATAAACTTGTCGATAGAAAAATAAAAGTTTCCACCTTGTCGGAAGCTATAAAGTCCACGGGGGTATTCATCAAGCCTATTCCGGAAGCTGGTAAAAGTTTCAACGGCTTCATTTATAAGGTCCAAATGGACTTGATAAAAATCGCGAATGTGTCTTTGGAGGATATGGTAATTACGAGCGACCCAGTCAGTTTTGTTTCCGAATGGAGATGTTGCGTACTTAATAAGGAGTTTGTCGATATCAGGCCATACTCTGGCAATTTCAGAATTCAACCAGATCATCGAATCATTGATAGAGTTATTGAAGCTTGGGTAGAATCACCCGTTGCATACTCGTGTGATATTGGAGTTCTAGATAGTGGGGAAACCACTATTGTTGAAATTAATGATGTAATGTCGTTAGGATCATATGGGGTTCCTCCAATGATACTGGCAAGCATGATTGAGAAGAGATGGGAGGAAATACACAAGAAAAAGTCAATGAAATGAATGCCTCAAAAGCTGTTATCTCCCTAAGGACTCAGATCGATAGAATCCTAAACTCTCCCGATGATCGTCAGTCGAAGATTATCGCTCAAAAGCTGGAAGAGATAAGCGAATTCTTGAAGAAGATCAGGGACAACCCTTCTATTCCCACCGGGAGTATTCTAGGGCTGTTTCTTCATCATGAGCCTGGAGTAAGGACCATGACCAGCGCTGCCATTCTTTCATACTTGGCAGAGAAGGGACAAGCAACAATCTCTGAGATGGCAGAGAAGTTCAATGTCACCACTTCATCAGTGAACAAGATAGCCAACAAATTAGTACAGTATGGATATCTGACTAGAGAAGAAGGCGGTAGCAGCGGAATAGGAGGTAAGAACCCTCTGATATATCGGTATAAAACTTGACAAGCTTGGGTCTTTGTGTTATAAATGGTTATGCAACCAGAACCAGGACAAAGGATTGAATTTGATGAATGGCCGGGTGATTTTTATTCATACGGAGAGGTATCCGGTATTTCAGGCACAGAATCAGCCAAGAGACTGGAGGTAAGAGTGGACACCATGGAAATGGAGTCTCATATCAAGACAGTGTATTTCCAAGAGTGCGAAGTATGGAGCGAGTGCGGCTTCTTCAAGCTCGAAAGGGCATGGTCACCTTCTCCGCCCCCTACAACCAGCCCTGTGGCATGGGGGCAAATGCTTCGATATAAAACGGATGATCGAGATATTTCCAATTCTGAACTTTGCATCATGCAGGGTGGTAATGGGGACTGGTATGTGTCCGTCGCCAATGGACCTGATCACTACCCAACTAATGGAGTGAGAATCTGTACTAGTGGAGGAGCAGCGGTGGCCTGTCCGGGACTAGGTCTGGCAATATCGAAAGCTTACAACGCAATGTATGATGCGCAACTCATGAAAAATCTATCATGACACAGGAGCAAAAACGAATTAAGCTGGCGGAGGCTGCGGGGTGGAAACGCAAAGGGAAGAATAAAATCTGGATCAACCCAGGCGGTGGTTTTGATTGTTTAAGCGACCTTCCAGACTACTTCAACGATCTAAACGCGGTGCATAAATTGGAGGGATTGCTTCTCGATTCCAAGCCAGTTGATGTTCGTTCCCTTTGGATGGATTATCTGGCCATAGTCCCCACTTGGCCGAAGTGCAAGAATGCCAAAGACCTGCAGTTTGAGATTAGTTACTTATCTATCCGTTTAACAGCTGCCCATCGCTGCGAGGCTCTGGGTAAAGCCCTCAACCTTTGGTAACCTATGAAAGATACCGACGTACACCTTTTAAGAGAAGACGGATGGAGCCTGGAAGTACTAAATACCCTATGTTCACTAGGGTATGACTTGGTTGAATACGATAGCTCATCCTGTGTGGCCCACTTCTCCTGCGAAGGTTCCGACCCACACGGTTTTGAGCTTCACCGACAAGATCATGTTTCAAAGATTCGTTCTATGATCTACGAGGCCGGACGTTTCTCTCATGAGAAAGAAGTCGGTGACGCTATCAGAACGATTTCCCGTCTCGGAGGAATTATAAAGTGATTTCCAATTTTGAAGACATCACCGAAGACCTCACCAAGGATGAGTTGAAGTTGATTGACCCACTGATCAGCGGATTGGAATCAAGAACCTCAAAGAACCCAGTAAAGGCCCCAACGATAGTAAGGGGTATGAACTCCTATGCTAAGGAACACGGTCTTACCAAGATCTCGGAAGTTAGGCTTCGGAAGTTAGTAAACCACATAAGGTCCAACAGTATAGCCCCAATAATTGCAACCTCGAAGGGTTATTTTCTACCAACCGATAGAGAGGAGATAAGGTCGCAGATTGAAAGTCTAGAGCAACGCGCTAGAAGCATACTTTCTTGTGCTAGTGGGTTAGAGAGGTTTTTGAGAGAGAAAATTGATTTCTAGAGCGTATGAATTACAAGGCTTCAGCGAATCGTATCAGTGAATCAGTGAAAAAAGAAATGAACCAGTTTATTGGAAGGAAGATAGACCAATCTAGCATCGATAGTGTCAGAACGGCCTTCATGAATTGGAGTTCGCAAGTTCGAGTTAGTTCGCAAGTTCGAGTTAATGAGTCTAGCATCACAGACGCTTGGAGCGTAATGACCATTGTTGACAAAATCAAGTGGTGGATAGTCAATGGTTTGTTCCCATCTATAGGTAAGGAAATTCGGCGTCAGTATCACACAGCCTCCATCCTTCGCCATCGCTTGGAAGAATTTCCTGAGGAATGCAAATGCCCTCTTCCAAACTGGGCCGAGCGGGAACCGAAGGCAGTTTTATTAATTGAGTCAACTATTGAAGTTCCACAGCCTTTAGAGTATATTAGCGTCAACATGGTGATCAACATGGACGGAGTAAACCCAAACTAGTGACGATGAAACGCAGGGATCTTTTTCGTATCATATCTGGAACTATTGCCGGGGCTATCGTGCCTATAAAGTCCAGAATTGATAAACCAGATTGGACGAACATCAGGATTTATCCATCAATCCTGGCCAGAGATTTGATAGGTGTTCAGCCACTGGACTTCCCTACTGGAAGCGTATTTTATACTAAACTTATATATGACGAAGACTCCATTAAGTGATGCGGCCAGGATTCACAATGCCGATCTTTACGAGGGAATCATCGGATTGAGCAACTTCGTGCCGTATGAATTCGCTTGTGAACTAGAGCTTAGGCTACAAGCCTTGGAGGAGTGGAAGAAAGAACAGATCGAGGTTGAGTCAACTTGGGATGAACAAGCTATTGGCAGATTGCTAGATATACCGTTGGGGCATCCGATCCGTTCTCGAATCCAGGAATCCATCGAACTTCTCAAACAGGAACTAAGTCAGGTGTTCGGTCTGCCTCACCCAGCGAAATCCGTCATGTATGCACGCCGATGAATGGTGATGGTTCCATGTCGGGACGCGAGATGAGGCTCTACCGCGAGAAGTTCCTCAGTAATATGGAGGACGAGGCTTAGCTCACAGACTTGACAAAACTCAATGAGTGTGTTAAAATCGGATCATGACAATCGAATCAATCATTTCCCAAGCCAACTCAAGCCATGAAGAACTGAAAGAGCACCTCAAGGAAAGCCTTGCTCTATCTGTCTCACTTCTCGAAGCAGCACTCTCCCACGGAGCGACAGTGGAATTTTTCACGTACGATAGGGCGAGTGTCACCCTCGGCAAGGGTGATGACGCGGTATCCTTCTGCGTGTCGAATCAAGGTAATTTTTGGGAACTTGGATGGATTTAATCCTCATAAACACCTTCATGAAAGTCATCACCTCCCTTTCCACGCACAACGTCAAGCTTTCCCGCTCATCACGTTTCTGTTCGTTTCTTGTGTCTGCACAGTTTCCCACGGCTAACGGTGGTATTACTGCTCAGCAGTCACGCAGTTTTAAGCTTCCTTGCTACAAGACTTCACATAAGCGCCACCCTCTTTACCAGACGTTCCTGAACGGTGCGATTAGCACGCTGGCGCAAGAAGCAGGATTGCCAAGTTATGCGCTCCCCGTTGTAATGAGCGTTCAATAACAACCCATTTGACGCTAACCCGTCGATAACCAAACCAAACCAAACCAAACCAAACCAAACCACACGTATAGAAATATGCAGACCCAGACCCACGCTAAAAATCGTTTCCTTCGTCGAATCCAGAATCGTCGCCTCGGCAAGGGCAATCCGGACTTCGGAAAGCCTATTACCGGTGTCATGACCGAAGCTGAGATTGCCCGCAAGCAACGCCGGAAGGCCGCTCGCCACTTCAACCTTCAACGCCGAATCAAGGACACCGAGTACTCGATTCAGAAGCTGACTGAGGAGCACAATCTGCTCGCAGGGGCCAGCGGCAATGACAAGCGCGAGAAGGATGAGATTCAGAAGATCAAGTCCAAGATGCGGGAACTCTCGTACAGCATCGACAAACGCAATGAAGAGCTTTCTCGCCTGAAAAAGTCCTTCTCCGTTATCCACTAACACCCGGTTTGTGTGTGACATGACACCCCCGGCCACCCTAAAGGTGGCCGGGGGTTAATACAGTCAACGAAGTATGAGACAAGAATTATTATGGATGCCAAGAGGGGTACACGCAGGTACTTATGCTCTCAAATGCTCCGTGGCATACAATGGACCTGAGCCTGACAGGATTTGGACTCTCTACCTGCACACCGATCAGAACTCTCCGCCGTCATTACCGTTTAGAGCGTACCATCATCAAAACGCCTTCCTTGAGGATAAGGCCCACGATTGGAATATCAGGGATAGGGTTTTGAATTACTTCTCCAGAGCTAGTGAGGGTGGAAATTGGCTCTTACTCGAATTTAAGCCTAAATAAATCATGACTGATTCATCACCATACAGACAAGGCGTAGCCGCTCACCGTGCGGGATTTTGGTTTGACGCAAATCCTTTTCCAGCTACTTCCGCAGAGTTTCGGGAGTGGGAAAGGGGAATGAGCGCGGCTTGCGCAGATTTTTGGCTGGATTAACCCTTGACTTTTCTTTCTCGCCATCGGGGGAACTATAAAGCGCACACACAGAAGGGGCGGGAGCGCGGCCCCGATAACACCCAAGACTAAAAATATGGAAACACCTATCGAAAACAATGCGGCCCCTTCTGTTGATGTGCCGCGCCTTGTTCGTCCGAGTTGGGTGGACACTTGCACGTGCATCCGTGTGGCCGTGGAAGTCTCTCCATGCCGCCAAAACGAATCGCCTGACAGCTATCGGAACCGATGGAAGCAGACCGTGCAATCCGCCTACGAGCGTGGCGCGGACTGGAACTATGATGCCGACTGCCCGCTCTGCTACTGCGGCGACATCTCTGGGACGAACGACCCACATCAGGCGACGGCGAGCGATGGACGCCCGCAGACATGACAGATGAGCTACGAGCCGTTGCCTGCATGTGATGGTTCTCTGACGTTGGTCTAAAGCCCCCGAAAATAAAGTTACGAAAAGTTACATTTAGCGTTTGACTCTCTGTAACCTTGGGTTACTATCTCTCACCATGAGCAAAACATCAATCGCCCCCCACATCGCAATCGAAAAGATCAAAATCAACGGTCTTACATTTAATGTCATGCAATCCTTCACTCCAGAGCAAGTCGCCGCTCGCGGTCGTGAAAACACCCCTCTTTTTAGCGAATAATCCTCCTAGGTAATTATCCCCATATAATCATTACGGGATACTTGACAAATTCGCTTTCTTGTGTTAAAATGCTGGGTGGTCATTCGACCCTCCTCATTAACCAACACCGCCATGAATAGCATCCCCACCATCAAGTCCATCTCCGCCCCCATCTCCGCCATCTCCTACACCCCGTCTTATCGCGAGAGCGGTGTCCTCACTCCCGCCCGCATCGCGGTCGATGGAATGGAACTGGAGAGCACCAATCGCATGCGTGATTCGATGCTCGGCCTCATCGGCCAGTCCCACAGCATCTTCCGCCTCTTCTCTCCGACAGAAGTGTTCAACAAGTTCCAGGCCATCAACGGCTCGAAGGTGGTCAACATCAACTTCGAAGAGGAATCTGGCCGCGCCATCAGCTTCACCAGTGGCTCCAAAGGCATCATCGACTTTGGTAACCTCCGCAACGATGTGATCGGCGATGCCGCCGTCTCCTACAAGGATGGCGTGCTCTACACCACTCTGGAGCCATTCCGCACCGAAGGCTTCATCATCAACAACGACCAGCACCTTCCCCGCCTCTCCCTGCAGATCCCCCTCGATGGTTACGGCAGCATCCAAAGCTGGCTCGCCATGCTCCGTCAGATCTGCTCGAATGGCATGGTTGCCATGGGACGCGCCTTCCGCCACACCGTTTCCGTTGGTGATGGTGATAATCCCATCGCCACGGTTCGTCGCTTCAAGAACAGCTTCTACGATGAAGACGGCTACGCTGATCTTCGCAACCGCCTCGAAGCTGCTGGAAAGACAGCCGCTTCCATCAGCGAGTTCGTCCGCCTCCTTCGCATCGCTCAATCCGACACCACCAATTTCTCGATTGGCCTCATCGGTAAGATCGAACAGGCTGTCTCCCAGACGCAGACCTACTACGGCCTCAGCGCCCTGAACGCAATGGACGAGAAGCGCTCCCGCCTCACTCCCTCCCTCCTCACGGTGTACGATCTGATCAACATGTCCACTGAGCTTTCCACTCACGTGACTGATAACCCCTACGTCGCTACGAAGCTGCAGGGTCTGGTCGGTGATTTCCTCAGCAACCAGTTCGATCTGGAAGGTCTGGAGTCCACCATCGAGGTCACCGAGAAGTTCTCCCCTACCTTCTTCGTCAGCGAGGAAAGCGTTTACGGAGTCAACCGCAGCGGGTTCGGCAATCCTAAGGACCTCGCTCTGGAAGCTTAATTCAGGAGACATGAGAGAGGCCGGTCATTCGAAAGGGTGACCGGCCTCAACGTAGTTATCATTCCATGAAACGGAATGTATCTGAAACCGCCTCCAAGTTCCTCAATATAGTTAGTTCGCCCACTATAGAGATAAGGGAGCCAGCGGATAAACCAATCACGGACCCATCTAGGTTAGTCCAGGGTGGTTGAGTCCAAGTGGTAAATTATTCGAGACAGGCTCCCATAGGGCTACAGCGATGAAGATGGTTCAATACGACGACCGAAATTTCTCGCATATGGAACATTTGGAGAGGAACGGGTGGGTTAGGATAGCCATCACAAGAATTGATAACGAACACGATATATTTATCACATCTAAGAGCTTGCCTACACAGGCACAACGCAAATTCCTTAAGTCTTATATTGAGAACCATGATCGCAACTTCTTTGGATCATGGGATGTAGTTTATCTAGCGCCTGGAGGGCTGAAGGATGATATGCTGGGAACGCTCCCGGAGGAGGAGGGTTAGTAGGGGGTGAATAAATGATTTCTTTGGCCTATGAGCCAATAATTTGACCACAAAGTTAATGATCGAACTCACACATCGCGAATACAGGCTGCTCACCCGAGCGGAATCGGAAGCCAAGGCTAACCTTGGTATGCACACGGGAGGGCCACACGAGGCTGAATACCGGGTGTTCCTTCAAGACCTCAGACGAGTCATCTTGAAGATCAAGCATGGCGGCAATGAGCGTCCTGAGAAGGCCCGTCGCCGAGAGAAGAAAGTAACCCAACTGTCAGGGTGGCAAGGGCCTATACCTGATACAGACTACGACGATTGAGAAGCATCGCTGATACGACAGGCAGACGACGCACGAGCGCTTCATGAATTGATGAAGACATACCAGGTATACATCGCCAGATGTTCAGATGGATCTTTATATACCGGATTTAGCGATGACCCGGTGAGAAGATGTCGGGTTCATAACTCGGGAAAGGGTGCCAAGTACACTAGATCAAGGCTTCCTGTTGAATTAGTATGGGTTAGTGAACCGTACTACGATGTTTCCACAGCCATGTCCTTTGAACGGAGTATAAAGAAAATGAGCAGAAAGAAGAAGCTGAAGATTGTGACACGCGAAACACATGCATGTCAGCGTCTCGACGATCAAATCCACGCCGAGCAATTGAGTCAGGCGAACCGTCAAAGATGAGGCGACCGCATGAGCGCGACTGACCAACATAGCACCCACAACGCAACCGCGAATGCGGTTGCCTCCAGCGGCATGGTATGTGCCGCCCGTCGGAAAAAGCCAGCTCGCCACATGAGCGCAAGAAATGCGGATGGCTGGGCATGGGTCAAGTGCGGTAGAAAAGCAGTGACCGTGAGTGAGTTTGGCAAACCGCTTTGTCGTCAGTGTTCACATACCGATAAAACTCTGGCGACGGGAGGGGCGGCGATGCGCTCCGACGAAGCCGGGAAACTCTGAACTCAAAAATAGCATGGATAAAACAAAACAGACCCCTCCCGTTGCCAGCAGTGCCCTTGTTCGGCCTTTGCCGAAGTCGGGCGTGGCGGACTGCCCATCTTGCGGTTGCAAACAGACAGTGAAGCGCCACAACGCCGACTGGACATGCTACAAATGCTGGTTCCACGAGACGGTCGATGAGGATAAAGAGATGGAACGCGAAATCACTGACATGCTCATGGAGTGCGTCGATTGGCTGGGGCGAAACCCGGCAATAAAACCCGATCCTCGCGTGTGGCAACACCTAGCGGTGTATTGGCCGAACGTCAAAAATCAGGCACCATGAGCACAGGACGACACCAACACGACAGGCAGCCTACGAATGGTTGCGTGCATTTTTCTTGTTCGCATGCGGCTTGGTGGGATGCTGGATGGTTGCGTTGTCACTACAAATGGATTGGTCCTCATATTTGGATCGAGCATGGCAAGTTTATGAAGATTGTGACACGCGAAACACATGCATGTCAGCGTCTCGACGATCAAATCCACGCCGAGCAATTGAGTCAGGCGAACGATTAAGCGCAGTGAACCGCGAGCACAAAGCTATGAAAACACCTCAGATGGCTACGAGCGGTTCACGGCCGCGCCTGGTTCGGGCGTGTCCGTGCTGCGGTGTCCGCAAATACCCGCACCGAGCATGGTGCCCAAACCCGCCAATCATGCGCCTACCAAAATGAATATCGGAGAGATCATCATTGCCGCCGTCATCCGCGCTGCGGCCATCGAGAACGCTGTCACGCACGAGGACGGCGGATGGATATTCGTGTGGTCGGCAAACGCAGCAGAGCAGATCGAAGCCGCGCTACACGAGGCTGGCTACACGCTCTGCCCGAACGTCAAAAATCAGGCACGCGAACCCAGTGCGCCTGATACTGCCAAAACCGAATAGAGCGTTGCCTGCATTTTCTTTGTTCTCCGACGATTTACCCAAGACTATGGACCCACTACAAGACAACTTCCAAGCACTTCCTGAATGGCTGAAACACGCCTACCACAACGACAGCGCAGTGAATCGCGTCGTCAAAGACTGGCGCATGACATCGAAGCCGCTCGCTTCTCTCTACGAAAGTCTGGCAATGCGGATGTATGAACTCAAGAACCACTGGCAGGCTACGGCGGAGCATCACGCATCTCGTGCGCCCGCTGTTGTCGCGATGCCTTCGGAGAATGACCAAGGTATGCCATGAATGCCGCGCCCTCCAGTTCCGTAGCGCCAATGACTCCAACGCGGCAGTCATTGGCGTCTCCGTCTGGTTCTGGCGGGGGTTTGCATTGGGCGCAGATCATGGCACGCGATCTTGGCATTGTGTCTGGCTGGCGACGTTCGCACACAACTCAATGCTCGTCAGTGCGCCAGGCCGAAATCCTGGAAATGTGATTGAGCGGATGCCTGAACTCATCGCCTCTGCGCGGGCGGCATACGGACCAAATGCAATCACACGCTGGGACGGCCTGCAATTCCTCGGCGCGGTCTGTGTGCCTAACGCTGCTGCTGAGACACGGCGGGAATAAAACTTTGACCCTGCTAGAGACTGCATCCCGCCGTTGTCTCTAGCAGCTTTGTTCGGCGGGTTTGGAATCACGACTATGCTAACTGAAATCATACCTGAAATCATCGAAGAACCAATCAAAGCCGGATGCGCTCCGGGCAACGAAACCATCGGCTACCTCGCCGGTGAAATCTCACGACTACGGGCTGAACTGCGGAACATCGCCACTGCGAAGCCACGCGAATGGGGAGAGATGTCCGACCAGTTCCAGCCGTGGGCGCAGAATCGCGCAAGGGCCGCGCTGACTCCGCCGAACGTCAAAAATCAGGCACCATGAGTACAGGACGACACCAACACGAGCAGCAACCTTCGAATGGTTGCCTGCATTTATTTTAATTCAGCGATGAAGGCCGAAAATTAGAGTGGACTTCTTCTTTTCCTAGTTATAGGTTATGGCAGAAGTCCACCCGTTCGATCTTACTAACATAAACAACACTCAGATAAATGATGCAGCGCTCGCTAAGCGTATCATGGTCGATGTTGGTACCGTTGGTGTTGGAGTGTCAGCGTCTCTTTACGCAACACCGGAGCAGATTCTCCAGATGGGTGCTGACATCGGCTCGACCAACAACGCAATATTAAGGTCGAAGCCAAATGGCACGAAGAAGGCAGCTTATTCAGTGGTTACACTGGATGATGTCGGTAACATGGGGGGGATAAACGCTGCCAGATTCTCCACGAGTCCAACAAGCGTTCCTACCACAGTCGGAACCATGTCGTGGGATGATGGTAATGGATCTCTCTCACTCACGCTGAAGGGTGGCAACGTCAATCAGGTGATAGGCCAGGATGAAATCCACCTTTGCCATAACTCATCTGCCTCAGTCGCCTTATCGAAGGGGAACGTGGTTAAGATTGTGGGGGCGCAAGGTAACAGAATTTCAGTGGCTAAGGCTCAGGCTAATAGTGAGGCCAACTCCGTTCACACTATTGGATTCGTTGCTGAGTCAATTTCCACTCTGTCAGAGGGATTCGTGATTAGCTCCGGGTTGATCAAAAATCTCGATACCAGATACGACAGTCACGGCTCGTCATTCTCAGCCGGGGATACGGTTTATCTGTCTCCAACTATCGCCGGTGGCTTCACAAAGACTAAACCTTCGGCACCCGATCAGACGGTAATAATTGGGTTTGTAGTCAGGGTTCATCAGTCTGTCGGGTCTATTTTCATTAAGGTCGATAATGGATACGAGATAGATGAACTTCATAATGTCAGTTCCACCGGTTCCGGTTCTGCCTTCCTGATCAGGAATGACTCTACCAATCTTTGGGAAGACAAGACTCCTGCCTCAGCCAGAGATGTAATAAACGGAGCGGCAACTGCTAACTCGGTAACCACTGCTAACTACACGCCTGCTCTCACGGATGTACAGGATTACATACTGATGAATTACACTGGCGGTCCTCAGAGTGTAACTATACCGACCAACGGCTCCGTTCCCTTCCCTGTTGGAACTACCCTGAACATCATTCAAAAGAGTGAGCAACAAGTAACCATAGAAACATCAGTAGGAGTTATCCTGAGAGTAAGAGGTTACGGAAACGCTATCGCCGGTCAGTGGGGTGTAGCAGTTCTCATAAAGATAGACACAAATGAGTGGGTGCTCACTGGAGATATAACATACATTCCTATCTCATGATTTCCTCAGCCAGAAGAAGATCGATCATAGAAGTTCAGCCTTACGGTGACTTGAGCGCTTTATATTATGGTGCTATCAATGGTGATGTAGTAAGGCCGATACACTTAAGAATCTTCGACCAGACTTCCAATGGTTATGGAATTACCCTTGAACAAGCGGGTGCAGCAAACGGGATGTTGATAATAGAGTCATGCACTAGCAGTCCAGCTGGTCCGTCTTTTATCGACATTAATATAGGAGTAGAGCCTATTCCCCCTAGGGTAATAGACATGATAGGTACTGATATCGGGGGTATAAGCAGTAACAGTGGTTATTCTTCCTCACAAACAGTAGTCCTTAATGGTTATTCAAGATTCAATTCGAAGCCGCATGTTGGTGAGTTAAATTTTCAGTCTCCAAACATTGATTCTCCGCCCATTGCGCTCCTCCAGGCTGACAATATCGAGTTCGATGTCGTATACATGAACGGTTCACAAGCCCAGGGTGGAGACAGTGGTACTGGTGGGACCCATGATAACGGAAGTGACGGCGGTGATGGTCTCCCAGAGGAAATGTACCAAAGCCCTACAGGTGGAGAGAGCGGTGGGGGCGGTGGTACCGGTGGGAGTGGTGGAGATGCAGGTCCTGGCATTGACGCAACTTCTGCTGGGGGGTCTGTTCACATGACTGACTGCGTGAGATCCGAACTCAGACTTCATGGGGGGAATGGTGGCAGTGGAGGGGTAGGCGGATCTG